TTATTTTATGGATTTTTCAAATAAATCGACAGTTTCTTGTTTCATAGTTTCTGTTACATGAGAGTATGTGTTCATAGTTACTGCGATATTACTATGACCTAACCTTTTTTGTACCGCTTTTATATTTGCTCCAGCTTCTAAAAGCATTGTTGCATGAGTATGTCTTAAACTATGAAAAGAGAAATTAGTATTCAATTTTTTGCTAATACTATTGCACATGGTTGAAATAGAATTGATATTTATTGGATTTCCATTTATTTTTGTACATACGAAGTTGTTGTTTATGTAAAATTCACCAAACAGTAATTTATTTTCATTTTGATACTTTCTATGTTCTTTTAAAGCTTTCACCAAAGTATCACCTATAGTAATAGTTCTATAAGAACTAGATGATTTTGGTGTTGCTAATTCAATATCACCTTTTTTCTTTTTTATCATAGTATGGTTAACATCTATAGTTTTTGTTTTTAGATTTACATCCTCCCAAGTCAGACCAGCAACTTCACCTTTTCTCATTCCAGTATGAAAAGCAATCATTAATGATATATATTGATAAGTTCCTTTATTAAATAAATTTAAAATATTGTTAAATTCTTCTAACGTGATTACTTTAATTTCTTTTTTTATAGTCTCATTTTTAGGAATGGTGATATATTGCATTGGATTATCTTTCAAAAACTGATATGGGTAGACAGCTGATTTTAAAGCTTTTTTTAAAATAGCTCTAATAACTTCAAGTGTACTTTGAGAATAGTTACTTCTAAACTTAGCATTGATAAAGTTTTGTAATGTAGCTGGTGTTAGGGATTTTAATTTATAATGTCCTAATGCTGGCTTAATATGTGTTTGAATGTGTATTCTATAACTTTCTTGAGTATTATATTTACAGTTTAAAATAACATATTCATTAAACCAAAAATCTAGATATTCTGCTAAGTTCATTTCACACTCATCAAACATTATTCCTGTATTCTCATATTCTTTCAATGCTTCTCGAAGTGCTTTTTCAGCATCTTTTTTAGTATTTCCCCCAGCTCTTTCTACTTTTTTTCTCTTTCCATCTATAACTCCTAAATCAAAATAATAATACCACTTTTTCCCTTTTTTTCTAACTCCGCCCTTCATAATAATAACTCCTCTCAAAATTAAATAATGTGGTTAAAGTAAAATGCTTTAATTATATTATAACAATTATATATATTATAAAGAATAAAATTATAAGAAAATAATTTATTCTAATGTTATTTAATGTCGTTAATTAAGTAGAAATAGTTTGTACTTTCGACAACATATAATATATATTTGTTATACAATTTAATTGAGTGATATGAAAAAGGGGGAGATATTGTGAAATCAAAGAAATTATTATCGCTAGGGTTAGCTATGTCAATGTTTGTTGCTTGTTATCCTATATCTGCAAATGCACTTGATAAAATCGATAAGATTCAAGGAGCAGATAAATATGAAACTGCTGGACTTATCGCAGACAAACAAAGTTATGCTACTGCAATACTTATAAATGCAGATAGTACAATGGCGGATGGGTTAAGTGCAAGTGGGCTTGCAGGAGCTACAAATGCACCAATTCTTTTAACTAAGAAAAATAACATACCTAATGCAACTCTTAAAAGAGTAGAGAAAGCTAACAAAGTGTACATAATTGGTGGAGAAAGTTCTATTGACAAGGCAACTGAAAACTTTTTGAAAGATAAGGGTATAGAAGTTAAGAGACTTCAAGGAAGTGATAGAATTAAGACAAGTTATAATGTAGCAAAAGAAATAGGAGCTATTAATAAGGTTAGTAAAGTTATATTAACTAATGCTTTCAAAGGTGAACCAGATGCTATGAGTGCTGCACCTGTAGCAGTTAGAGATAAAGCAGCTATAGTATTAACTGATGGTAAAAGTGTGCCATTTAATACAACTGGTATAGAAAGTTATGCAATAGGTGGTACTTCATCAATGAGTGACAAACTAGTTAATGATACTAATTCAACTAGATTAGGTGGAGCAGACAGATATGATACCAATAAGAAAATAGTTAACAAATTCTATAGTGGAGCCAAAGAATTTTATATAGCAAGTGGAACAGATTTAGTGTATGCTCTTGTTGGTTCTATAATGGCCAAAAATACTCCAATTGTGCTAGTTAATTTAGGTAGTAATAAAGAAGTTTTAAAAGATGCAACCAAGATAACAACAATAGGAAATATATCTGAAAATATAACTCAAGAAATATTGAATCCTATTCCAAAAGAACTGAAAAATATTGTTGGGAATTGGCTTAACCAAGATGATGAAGACTTTACTTGGCTTTATGTTAGAGAAGATAATATAAATAATATTCCCTTTGATATAATAAAGACTCATAATTTAGAAATAGGTCCTGGAGTAGAGTTAGAATTTCATTTCCCAGATAAAAGTGTAAGAGAATTATTTGTATTTGGTGATGGGCAATTATTAGAATATGGATATAATGAATATACAGGAAATTATTCAAATCCTACTATTTATGAAAAAATAGGAGAGCCAGTTGAAAATAATTTCAAATATATAGATATAGATGCAAATAAAAATGTAGATGCTCAATATGGTTGGAAAAAAATAAATGGTAAGTGGCGTTATTTTAATAAAGATGGTTCAGAAGTTAGTAATTATGACTTGGCGTTAAAGAAGATGGAAAAACTTGAGGGTTTAAAAAAGAATGAGTTAATTAGTTTGGATAAGGACGATGTTAATGAAAATTGGATAATGCCATATCATAATTACTATTGGTTTACTTATTCTGGAGAAGATAATGGAACTGATTTTGTTTATCTTGTAAATAAAGATAATTTCTATACTTGTATTTTAAATGCATATGGCAAAATAGAAAAATTAGAAAATTACAGTAATCCTAGTTTTTAAATAATGTAGAAATAGACTAGTTAAATGCTAGTCTATTTTTATATGGGAAAATTGAATATTTTGTTATATTTATTTTTAATTAACATAAATTTTTCTTATTTCTTTTTGCCATTTCTTCTTTACCATAAAGGTCACATAAATATAGAAAATCTTCCTCTAATGCAATAGATAAGTCTACTATTGTAGATATTGTTATATCTTTATATTTACCATTTTCTAGCTTTGAAATTTGACTCCTGTTCCAACCTAATTTTTCTGCCAACTCTAATTGTGTCATTCCTTTGTGTTTTCTTAACTTTCTTAACATTTAAATTAACCTCACTTTTAATTATTTTTATAATTAATAGTTTGTGTAGTTTTTTGTAATAAATGTGCTTGAGTAGCACACTTTTTGTTGGAAATTTGTGCTAGAATGTAGTTAAGAAATAACTTTACCTAGATAAAGTGAATATAAGAAGAGTGATTCCAAAAGGCTGCTTTAATTTTATTAAGTTTTGAAGAAGGGGAGATTCTAATTATTTTAGCGAACGTAAGTTCTTGTATTGGGAAAAGGGGTGCTAATATGCAAAATGACAAAGAAAGACTTGTTGCTATTATAAGAATGTTAAAAGAAAAAGATGAAAATGATTATGAAAATTTCATGAAAATTATAAAGATTCTCATGAAAAATAAAAAAATGATTAAAAATATATATTTTTATTAAAGTTAGTAAAAAAATAAAAATACATTGGATACAACTCAATGTATTTTTATTTCTGTTTATTATCTAAAGAATCAAGAATTTTCAAAATAGCTTTTCTGTCTTCTTTATCTAATTCAGCTATTTTAAATATACTTTCTCTATCCTCTTTATCTAATTCAAATATTGCATCAACTATTTTTTTTATATCGTTATCTATTTCTTCTGATAAAGTATCCAAATTTCTGCCTAAAAGAAAATCAACAGAAACATTAAAATAAGTTGCAAGTTTATCAAGTAAAACTGCATCTGGCATTCTTAAATCTCTTTCATATTGAGACAAGGCTTGGCTTGTTATATTAAATACTTTTGCTAATTCAACTTGTTTGATATTATTATCTTCTCTTAGTTTACGTAATCTATTTCCAAAAGTCATATTTAAACCTCCAAAATAAACATTTTGTTTACTATAGTATATCATAGGTAAAAAAATTACTAAAAAAATTAAACAAAATGTTGTTATAAGTATTGACTTAAACGTTATGTTTGAATATAATATAAATATATTAAACAATATGTTTAAAAAAGAGAGGTGAAAAAAATGAATAGACTAAAAACTATTAGAGAAAAACAAGGTCTTACTCAAACTGAAATGGCTGAATTATTGGGGATTTCTCGTCAAAGATATTTTATGTATGAACATAATAAACGAAGTTTTCCAATAAAATATGCTTTTAAAATATCTAAAATATTTGGTGTTGAGCTAGAAGAAATTTTTTTAGATATAAGTTAAACATAACGTTTAAATATTTAAATGTTTAAACTAATTATACAACAGAAAAGGGGACATTTGAATGTTACAACAGTACCAAAATATTTATCAGTTAGGTAGAGAGAATACTGATTTAATACAAAAATAAAAAAGGATACTTATTAATTATAAGCACCTTCAAATGAATTATAAAGTTTGCAATTATTCGGGAAACTCAACAAATGTTAATTAATATCAATATCTAAATCTTTGAAAAAAGAGTGATTAAAAAAATCAATAATTGTTATATCTAAAGCATCGCAAAGTTTTTTAATTGTACATATACCAGGGTTTTTACTTTTACCTTTTAAAATACTATCTATTGTAGATTGAGTAACACCTGCCATTGTACATAATTTATTTACTGTAATGTCATTTTCTTGACATAATCCTAATATTCGTTTGGATACTGCTGTTAATAAAGACATAATAAACCTCCACAGGTACTGTAAAAACAAAATAATGCTAGTTAAAATTAACCAGCAAAATTAATCTTTTTCTAATGTTTTTAAAAATATAGACAAGGCTTGTAATTGTTCTTTTGATAAATTTTTACTAGATTCAATAAAGTCTAGAAGATAGTCAGGTAAATCAACATTAGATTTTTCATTAAAAAAATCAGATAAAGATATATCTAATGCAGAGCAAATTTTCTCAATAGTATTAATAGATGCTTGATTTCTTCCAGATAGAATACTTTGAAGCGTTGATTGAGTTAATCCTGCTTTAGTAGCAAGTTTATTTGTACTATATCCCTTTTTATCTCGTAATTCAATTATACGTTGAGTAACATCCATGTAAACACATCCAATCTTTAACGTAAATATAGTGTGACAGTTATATAGAGATAAAAGCACTTTGAAAATCAAAATAAAACAATTAAAAGAGGCTATTAGGTACAAAATAGTAAGTAATAATACGCCTGTCTAAAAAGTTATAAAAGAGTAGGCATGTAGTAATTACTCTGTATCATTTTCTTTTTCTAACATTTTGTCAGCTAAATCCTCAACCTTACTTATAAATTTGATTTGATTACGCTTATTGAATTTATGTAACAGAGATAGAATTTCCTGTTCATTTTCAGTTAAGTTTATATTATTTGTTTTATTGCATGTTGTGCCCAATAATAGATAATCAGTAGTAACATTAAAATATTCAGCCATTTTAACTATTGCATCTGAAGAAGGCTTACCTTTGCCTCTCTTCCAATCACTTATAGAGCTATTGGAAATTTCCAAATCATTTGTTAATTGTTTAGCTGTAATATTATTTTTTTCCATCAAATCAAGTATACGATTAATCATAAATTTAACCTCTTTTCTAAAACGATAGGAAAATTCCAAAATATATATTGACACTTTGGAAAATTCCAAATATAATATAACTATAATAACAATTACTTACGACAACAAATTGTTATACAAACTTAATTTTACCACAAATAAATACACTAATAAAGAAGGTGATAATAATGAATAAAAAATGTTTACCAAAATGGAGCAAGGAAGTTAAAAAAGCCATGATAGATAGAGATTTGAAACTAGATGATTTATCAGAGAAATTGGGGTTATCAAAATATCATCTATCAGCAGTAATTAACGATAGACTAAAAAGTCCAAATGCAAAAGAAGCAATTTGTAAGTATTTAAAAGTAAAAGGTTAGTTATAGTATAACCTTTCAAAGAGGTGATTTGAATGTCATATGAGTACCAAAATATTTATCAAAAAGCAAGAGAAAATACCAATTTAACACAGGAAAAAGCATCTGAGTTACTAGATATATCAGTAGAGAGTTTAAGAGCATACGAGAACGACAAAAGGATACCACCAAATACAGTAGTAGTAAAGATGATATCTATATATAATAACAATCTGCTGGGTTATGAGCATGTTAGAAGGACTACAGAAGCAGGAGTAATGTTCTTACCAAAACTGGAAATGAAAAGTCTTTCAAGCATAACTTTAAAGTTGCATAAAGAAATAAAAGATTATTTAAAAAAGGAAGATGATTTCATAGATATAGTTGAAGATGATGTAATTGACGAAGAGGAAGAAGAAATTTGGGATGATGTTATGCAAGAATTAGAAGATATTTTTAAATCAATTTTAATTTTGAAACTTTCAAAGAAAACAAAATAGGAAGGAGAAAATTGTATGAACAACTTAGTTTTAATAAATGATAAGGAATTGCAGATTAAAGAGTTTAAAGGTGAAAGAGTTATAACATTTAAAGAAGTTGATTTAATTCATGAAAGAGCAGAAGGAACAGCGAAAAGAAATTTCACTGAGAATAAAAAGTATTTTATAGAAAATGTTGATTATTTTGAGGTCAGTACGAAAATCGTACCAAGCTTGGAGCTATATGGTTTTAGTAAATTTGCCCCAAATGGGATTTTAATAACTGAAAGTGGTTATCTAATGTTAGTAAAATCTCTAACAGATGATTTAGCTTGGACAGTACAAAGAGAATTAGTTAATAATTATTTCAGAGTTAAAGAGAATGAACAACAACCTAAATTACCAACTACATACAAAGAAGCATTACAACAATTATTAATAGAAGTTGAAGAAAAAGAACAATTACAATTAGAAAATCAAACAATGAAACCAAAAGCAGACTATTTTGATGCTTTAGTGGAAAGAAATTTACTAACTAATATAAGAGATACAGCAAAAGAACTTGGAGTCAAAGAAAAAGTGTTTGTTTCATGGTTAATAGAGAAGAAATATTGTTATAGAGATTTAAAAGGGAAAATAAAACCTTATTCTAATAAGATGCAGTATTTTGAACTGAAAGAATTTACAACACCATATGGACATTCAGATACTCAAACATTAATAAATCCAAAAGGAAGAGAAGCATTTAGATTATTACTTATAAAGGATGGATTGGTAAAAGAAAAAGAATGTCAAATAACTTTATTAGGCTAAAGATTAAAAGCACTTTGAAAACTAAATACAGAATATTTTGAAAAGGAGTGGTATACATGAAAGAAGTAAATATTGTTCGAGGGTATCCTAATTATCTAATGACAGTAGAAGAAGCTAGAAAAGCATTAAAAATGGATATGAACTTAATTCGTAAATTAATTAATTTTAATTTAATACAAACATTAAGTTGGGGAAATGGTAGAAAAATATCAAGATATGAATTAGATGATTTTATTGATAGAAACCAAGGACGAAATTTAGATGAGCTTTTGAAAGAAATAGAAAGAAGCAGAGAGGGAGTGATTTAATGAGTGTAAAGGTGCTAATAGCTTATATCCAGTTTTGCAATGATAAGCAAATAAAAGCAAGTTTTGAAGGTCTTAAAAAATACAATAAGGGGGTAATTGTATGAGAATAATTTATAAAAACAAAATCTACAAAGTAGAACAAGACAAAGTGTTATTTAGAATTACATACTATGATGAGCAGAAAAATAACAGGAAGTTTAATAACAATAAGAAAGTAAAAAGAAGTGCAGTAACAAGAAATATAGAGTTAGTTAATTTGTATTTACCAACACATTTAAAAATAAAGTAAGCTATAAATAATTAAAGAAAAAGGTGATTAGATGCAAAGAGAGCAGACAACAATACGCCTGCCTAAAGAACTTAAAGAAAAATTAGAAAAGCAGGCGAGTAAAAAAGGAAGAAGTTTTAATAGTATTTTATTAAGCATATTACAAGAATTTATTCAGAATCCAAATGTATAGGACCATGTTCTTTTTCAAACATTTCTATATGTTTAGTGACAAGAAATTCTATTTCTTTGTTAGCTGAACGAGCATTATACTCAGCTATATATTTAAGTTTATCAAGTTTTTCTTTTGGTATTCTAATTGCAAAATGAGGATTTTTATATGTACCCATTTTAGCCATAATATCAACTCCTTTGTGTAGTCTATTTGGCAACAATTATATCACAAAAATAAATACAAAAAAATATATAGGCAACATATAGACAACATAATAATAAAGTGTTATACTTTGTATTAAAGATAGGCAACACATAGATAACAATATAGGAGGAAATTATGTTGGCAAATAGAGTAAGAACTGGATTAAGAATCCCATATGATTTAAATACAAAATTAATATTAATAGCAGAAGAAAGAGGAATGTCAAAAAATTCTTTAATATTACAAATACTTTGGGATTACATAAAAGAAATAGAAAATAAGGAGGTCAAATAATGGTTGAATTGGTAAAAGAATTTGATTTACAAACAATTAAAGTAGGAAATGCAGTAAAAGTAAATTGCAAAAGATTTGGTTTTGAAATTGATTGTATAGTAGTAGTAGCAACAGAAAAAGAATTAAATTTAGCATACTTTGATGAAGGTAGAGGCTGTATGGAGTATCAAGCCTTAATAACAGAAGATATTCAAGATGGTGATTATGAGATTAAAATTTTATCTTAGGAGGAAATAAAATGGTAGGTTTATTTGCAATATGTTTAGCAGGATTATTTCAATAAAAAAAGTGCTGGTCAAAGTAACCAACACATACAAAAAATTCAACTTATTTAGGAGGATACCATAAAATGAATAAAATTTCAAGTCGTAGAAAATATTTAGATGCTTTTATAGTAACTGATACTAAGAACATAGATAAAATTGATTGGCTTAAAAATAGACAATTAGGAATAGGGGGTAGTGATGCATCAGCAGTAGCAGGATTAAATCCCTGGAAAACTTCTGTTCAAGTATATATAGAAAAGAAAGAAGAAATACCAATAGAAACTAAAAGTTTCAGAATGGAATTAGGCAATAGATTAGAAGGATTAGTTGCAGAACTTTTTACAGAAGAAACTGGTCTTAAGGTCCGTAATGTAAATGGAATGTTGAAAAATGAAAAGTATCCTTTTGCAATAGCTAATATAGACAGAGCTATAGTAGGAGAAAAAGCATTTTTAGAATGTAAGACAACAAATAGTTTTTCTATAAAAGAATGGGAAAATGGAGTTCCACTTCATTATGAAATACAATGCTTACACTATATGGCTGTCACAGGAGCTACACATTGTTATATAGCAGCACTTCTTGGAAATGAAAAGTTTGTATGGCACAAGATAAATAGGGATAATGAAGTAATTAAAAATCTAATGAAAATAGAGAGTGAATTTTGGGAAGAAAATGTATTAAAAGACATTTTACCAATTCCTGATGGTTCAGATGCTTATAGTGAGTTTCTGAAAACAAGGTATAAAAACTCAGTAAAAGAGAAAATAGAACTAAATCTACTTGAAGATGGTATATCAAAGTTAAAAAGATATGATGATATAGTTTTACAAATGAAAGAACTAAAAGGAGAGAAACAGCTAATAGAACAAGAAATACAAAGTGAAATGAGAGAGTTTGAGTTAGCTACATTAGGCGGAAGAATAATAACTTGGAAAGGAGCTACTAAAAGGTCCATTGATACCAAGAGATTAAGAGAAGAAATGCCTGATATAGCAGAAAAATATACAAATATAAGTTCATACAGAACATTCAAAATAAAATAGGGGGTAATATATATGGCTAGTGAAAAAGCAAAAGGAGCATTAGAAAAGAAAGTTTCAGGAGCAAATACAGTCAAGGTAAGTCCAAGTAAAGGTATGGAGCAACTTATGAATAAAATGGCAAGTCAGATAAAAAAAGCTTTACCTAGTATGGTTTCAAGCGAGAGATTTCAAAGAGTTGCCCTAACAGCTTTTAGTAATAATCCAAGGTTACAATCATGCGAACCTATGAGTTTTATAGCAGCAATGATGGAATCAGCTCAATTAGGTCTTGAGCCTAATACGCCTTTAGGTCAAGCATATTTGATACCGTATGGAAATAAAGTGCAATTCCAAATTGGGTATAAAGGTCTTTTAGAATTAGCACAAAGAAGTGGAAAGATAAAAACTATATATGCTCATAAAATAAGAGAAAACGATAAATTTGAGATTAAATATGGGCTTCATCAAGACTTAGTTCATGAACCTAAATTAAATGGTGATAGAGGGGAAATAATTGGATATTATGCAGTATATCATTTGGATACAGGAGGACATAGTTTTTCTTTTATGACTAAAGAGGAAATTATAGAATTTGCAAAGAGTAAAAGTAAAAGTTATAGTAGTGGACCATGGCAAACAGATTTTGATTCAATGGCTAAAAAGACAGTTATAAAACAGTTATTAAAATATGCACCACTTAGTATAGAATTACAAAAAGCTATGGTAGGTGATGAAACAATAAAATCTGAAATAGATGAAGATATGAGCATGGTCGTAGATGAAAGCGAAAGTTTAGAAGTTGATTTCGAAGTAAAAGAAAATATGGATGGTAAAGTTAGTGTGGAAGAAGCTATAAATGTTGATTAAGTAGGTGAGGCACCTTGAATGAAGATAAGTCAGTTATAGAGAAATTAAATATATTAAGTGGTGGATACGGTCTTATGCCAAGAATAATAGCAAGAGATAGGTGGTTGACAGTTGGCGCTAGAATGCTGTATTCATATCTAACTAGTTTTGCAGGGAATGATGGAACATGTTTTCCATCTAGGGATTTAATTTGTTATGAACTAGATATATCAAAAGACACATTTACAAAGTACAAAAAAGAGCTAGAGATGAGTGGCTATATAAGGGTTCATAAGAATAAATCCAAACAAGGCAAGATGCAAAACAATATATATGAAATAGTATTTGATAGAACTTATATAGATGAATGTATTTCTAAGAGAGGTTTAAAAGAGGAGAAAAAGAAGAAAAAGCCATGTACTAAAAAGCAAGACACGGAACCGTATCCTAAAAATGTAGACATGGAACCATGTCCTACTTTTCCGGACACGACTCAGCCGGACACGGAAAATATGGACACTAATAGTAACAGTATTAATAGTAACAGTATTAATAATATGTATATAGTAAAGCAACCTGTGGATAACTTTTTAAAAGAATTTAAGAAGCTGTATGAAGAAAATATAGGAGTAATATATCCAGTTACAGCTGAATGGTTATTAGAAGTATCTAATGAAGTAGATATAAGAGTATTTAAAAGAGCTATAGAGATATGTGCTGAAAAGATGAATATGAATCTAGCATACTTAAAAGGTATCCTTAAAAAATGGAAGGATGCAAATATAACTACATATGAACAACTGGAGTCATATAGATTACAGCAAGAAAGCAAGAAATCAAAAAAAGTAGTTAATAACCAGCTAAGTAAAAATAAGTTTGCCAACTTTGAACAAACATTTACTAAGTATACAGAGGATGAGCTTGATAACATAATTAAGAAAAGTCAAGATGCTAAGTTCAAATAAAATTAAACTTCTAGGAAATAAATATCAATATATTACTTCCTAAAAGTTAAAAATGGAGGGATAAATATGGAGTTAAAATTTAGAGAATGGAATAAAAATGGTAAGGAAATGTATAGTTATGATGAAATGGTGTGCTATTCTAAAAATTTGCTTAGAGAGTGGGTTTACAGTGGTGTTTATTTACCAACAAGCAATGAAAATTTTGAGGTTATGATATACACAGGTTTGAAGGATTGTGATGGAAAAGAAATCTATGAAGGCGATATTGTTTTATGTAGAAGTATATTTTTTACAGAGTTTGCAGGGGAGGTAAAATTTAAAGATGGTTGCTTTATTGCAGTGAATGAAATGTCAGGAGATTGCTTTAGATTATCTGAACTTGCAATAGTTAAAGTTGATGGGAATATATATGAAGATTTAAGTAAGTTAAATGATATAAGAAGATGTGATAATGAGGGGTGTTAGGAATGATAATAATTAGAAGTCAAGATAGATTATATTTAATGAGAGTTAATAGAGTTGAAATAAGTAATAGTGAAGTATATGCAATGCTTGAAAATGATGTTAGAAAAATAGGTGAATATGAGAGCAATAAAAGAGCTATGCAAGTGTTAAATGAAATACAGAAGTTTATTGAAAATGGAGTAAGAACAGATTATATAGATTCTTATAGAATTAGACATAATCAAGAGGAAGTGTTTGAAATGCCATTTGAATAAAAAAAAGGGGGGCTAAATATGGCTAAAGTTTGGGTGGATGCAGGAACGTTTTTAGAACGAACTGAGGATATAGAAGATATGTTTGAACTTAATTTAAGAAAAGTAAGAGATAGAAATAAGAAAGTAAATGTAATTGATTTGCTTGTAAATGATGAGTGTCAAGGAAGAAAAGGTAAAAAAGTAGAGTGTTTCAATATTGTAACTGGAGAAACTAAAGTATTTGATAGTGTTGTTGAGGCAAGTAAATATGTATATTTTACAGATGTCTATATTGCTCATTTAGCAAGAACGGGTAAGGTTTCTAAGAACGGATGGAAAGCTAGATATATTAAAGAGGTGTCAAATGGTATTAGCAAATGTGGAGCAAGTAATTAAGTTAGCTGAAAAGATATTAAGTAAGAAAAAGTGTTCTGTTAATAAAGCTATTGATATAGCTATAAAAATATTGAGTAAATATGAGTGCGAGGGGATATTGAAGATTAAATTAGGAAAATAATTTTAATTAAGGAGGCTTGATTATGTTGTATTTAGCAAGAATACAGTTTAAAAGAGAAGAAAATTCAAAAGTTGAAAGTGGATATATGATTGGGGATGGTTTTACTAATTCATGCTTCTTAGATGAAGATTTTAATCCATTATCAAAAGATAAAGATGGTTTTTCACTTTATGACTATAGATTAGACTTTAAGAATCCATTAGAACTTAAATTATAAAAATTCTTAGAAAATAAGGAGAAAATAGGAAATGAAATTAAAAGATATTATAAAACTTGGAGAAAAGTATTGTTATTGTCCTCATTGTGGTAATGACAAAATTGGAAACAATGAAGGAAAATTGATAGTTGAAGAACACACATACTATAGGGAATGTTCATGTGGATTCAATATATTAATTGATGATAGAAAGGATGAGATATAATGCATATTTCAACGACTATTTTACTGCTAATAGGAAGCTTTATAGCTGGTAGGGTTTATGAGAACCATTTGAGAACTGAAAACTGTGAAGAATGTGAAAGTATTAGAGAATTTATACAATCTAATGAGCTGTGTGAGTATTGTTCAAAAGAAATTGATACATGTGATAAAAAATGTTACAAAAACATTTTGAAGAGAAGAAGAAAGTATTATATAGATGGAGAGGATGTTGAAAAATGAATATCTTAGGAGGGTTAATGTTGTTAGGAATAGGCATTGTAGTTGGTAGGGTTTATGAGTATAGATTGAATCTAAAAGAGTGTGAAAATTGTGATAATATTGGAGGGTTTAAGAATGACTAACTTTGAAATGATAAAGAGTTTAGACAAGGATGGAATGGCTGATTTTCTTGGATGTGCTGATTGTATTTGTGAGTATTGTGTTTATGAAATTGAAACTTGTGTCTATAAATGTTTCGATGGATACAAAAAGTGGCTTGATATGGAGGTAGAGCTATAAAAATTTGGAATGATGAAATAAGCAAAGAAATAAAAAGATTAAAAAGGTTTTTATATACAGAAAATATCTAATTAAAACAGTTTAGAGAGTTACAAAATATCTTTTAATATAAATTATTGTTTGAACGTTTTGTAACTCTCAAAAATGAAAAATAAGGGGTGGGATAAGTGTATGAATATATACTTAGATGGCAGATAGGATTGTCATTAGAAAATAGAAAAATACATTACACATATGGAAGTAAAGACGTTTTAAGAGAGAAAGCAAAGGTATTGGCTAAAGATGAAAATATAGTACTAATAACTATAGATAAGGTAGATGAAGTTATAAAAAACACGATAAGCGAAAAGATTATAGAACGTTTTGAAAATTTATAAGGGGTGGAATTATGATAATACACAAATTTATAATACATGTTTTAGATAAGAATAGTGATACACCAATATTGAATGATTTTGAAGGTAGGGTTAATCAAGATATGGACCTATTTTTTCAAAAGAAAATAAGCAAAGTATCAAGAGATAATGACATCAGAACAGCAGTATTTAATAACTATAGTAACAATCTAATTAAGAAGTGTTGTGAACAAATTATTTATGATGAAAGTTCATTTTTAAATAGCTCTAAAGAGATTGCAGCTTATTTATTTGATGTTATGAAATTGAATGCTACATTAGAATCTTGCGACTTAGCAATTTGCTTATACTCTCAAAAAGATGAAAAGAAAGTTGCTATATTAAAGCTTGATTACAATAATTCGTATACTCATTCAATTGAGTTTAAAGATGATAAATTTAATATACAGATGTCTAAAAATGAAATTAATATACAAGAGACTAAGACAGTCAAAATTGCTGCCCTAGTTGGACTAAGTGGAATGAATAACGAATATCATCTAAACGTATTGGATAAGGATGCAGAGAAGGAAGAAGCTAATTCTAAGTTTGTTACAGAGTTTTTAAACGCTACTAAGATAAAAGATGACAAGTACAAGACTAAGATGTTTAAAAGTACAGCCGAAAATTGGATAACTAATGCTCTTGGAAATGATATAAAACAGGCAGAAGATGTAAGAAGTATATTAAATTATACTTTGAAAGAAAAGCATGAAATTGATATAAATGATTTTGTTGATAAATCAATTAAAGATGATGAGTTAAAAAATAGTTTCAAAGAACATATAGAGGAAAAAGGTCTTGATAAAAGTTTTAATATTGATAAAAAATGGGTTGAGAAAAAGCTTAAAACGAGAAATATAAAAACTGACAATGGCTTTGATATAAAAGGTAATCTAACTGATTTTGAGGACCCAATGAAATATACAGTAAGACAAAATCAAAATGGGTCTATAGATATAATTATTAAGAATGTAACATTTTATGAAGAAAAGTAGGTGAACTACTTGAAATATATAGCGAGTTTTAGCGGAGGAAAAGATTCAGCAGCAATGCTCCTTCTAATATTAGAAAAAAAGCTTCCATTAGATGAGATTGTTTTCATAGACACAGGGTTAGAATTTAAAGAAATTTATGACATAATAGATGATTTTGAAAAAAGAATAAACTTTAAAATAACAAGAATTAAAGCAGAAAAAACCTTCGAGGAATACTTTTATACTGTTAATCAACAAGGTAAGCGTAAAGGGCAAATATGGGGTTTTCCGTATACTCTAGGGGCATGGTGTAATAGCAGATTAAAACTTGCTCCTGCTAATAAATATTTTAATAAACTAGGAGAGCATAAAAGGTATATTGGAATTGCCTTTGATGAACCTAGCAGATATAAAAGACTAGAAAAAAACTGCATAGCACCATTGTTTGAAGAAAAAATGACTGAAAAAGATTGCTTGAAATACTTGAAAGAAAAAGGTTTCTATTATGAAATACATCACAGATTCAAGAGAACTGGTTGCTATTTGTGCCCTAAACAAAGCTTAGAGAGCCTAAAAACACTAAGAAAATACTATCCCATTTTGTGGCAAAAGATGCTTAAGTTTGATAGAGATAGCCCTGTACCTTTTAGAGCTAATGGGGTCACAGTGAATGACCTAGAAAAGCGATTTAGTAATGAAGATATAGAAAATGAAAGACAGATAAGTTTCTTTAGTAAAGGAGTGGTTTAGAAATGGATTTACCAGATAATGTTATCGAAATTGATATATTAAGAATTAATAGAAATAATGATAAGAAATGTAAGTGTAAGAATAGAGAATTTATAGTAGATACAGTTAATAAATCAGTTCATTGTTCAGAATGTGGATTTAGAGTAGAGCCATATGATGCGCTATATGAACTAGCAATGAACTTTGAAAGAGTAAATGGGCAAGTAAACACATTATTAAAACAGAGAAAAGAAATAGCTAGTTATAAACCTCACTTGATAGTTTTTAAGAGGCTTGAAAGTAAATACAAGGGTAAAAAAATGTTACCAGTTTGCCCAATTTGTGGAGAAGCATTTTATTTTGAAAATTTAACTTCATGGATTAATAAAGATTTCTATGAAAGAAGAAAAAAATAAAATAAATAGTCAAGGTAAGTTTGTGAATGAAACTAGAAGGCTATAGACTTACTTTGACTTATAAAAGAGGTGAGATTATGATTACTACTCAAATGTATAAGATAAATAATGAGATATTTCTAAATAATATATGTTTGGAAGAAAATAAGGAAATTACCATATGGGTAGAAAAGAATAACACACATGAACTTATATGGTTAAAAATAGCGAATGTAAATGGCAAGTTAGCTATATTTGTACAAGATATTGAAGATGCTATAGTAAACGAATGGCAAGGTCGTATAGCATACGAACGAGTGATATCGCAAATAGAAGATGAACAAGTTGAAAAAGGGGAAATAGACTAAAACTTTTAAAGGGTGTGAGCTTATGATACATGAATTAAAAATATTACCTCAATACTTTAAAGAAGTTGCAAATGGGAACAAAAATTTTGAAGTTAGGAAGAATGATAGAGGTTTTAAAAAAGGCGACTTGTTGGTATTGCAGGAATTTGATGGAGAAAAATACACAGGTCTTGAGACACGAAAAGAAATTACTTATGTACTTGAAAACAGCGATTATCTGCAAAACGGGTATGTTGTTTTAGGAATAAAATAAATGTTTTGTGACTAGGAAGTGAGTTTATGAAACGAAGAAGATGCAGTTGGTGTGGAAAATTATTTTATATTGATGAAAAATCTAAGGGTATTTATTGTTGCAAGGAATGTAGGAAGAAGGCTAAGAAGAAAAATAAATAGTGGAGGTATAGATATGCAAAAAGAAAATAAAGATGTTTGGCTATATAGTTGGGATGGTGAATGTTTTGGAAGTGATGAATATGAAAGCAAAGAGGAAGCTATTGAAGCTGCTAAGGAAGAACTTCTAAATTTTAGAGAGTTTGGAGAATGGGTTTATGACAAAGAGTTTGGGAAATTGGTTTATGTTGGGAAAAGAGAAGATGTTAGTCTTCCAGGAATAGATGTAGAAGATACATTAGAACGTGTTCAAGAACTGATTGACGACGAATTTGAAGATTATGGTGAAGATTGGATAACAAGAATAAAAGATGAAGATAGAAAAATACTTGATAACAAATTGAATGAGGTTTTTTGCTTATGGGTAGATAAATTTGGATATAAACCGACATGGTTTAAAGTTGTAGAAGTAGAAAAAATAAAACTAAATGAGGTAGCCAATGAAAGTTAATTTTACAATAGATGGAGAACCAGTTGGTAAAGAAAGACCGAGAATGAACTCTATAACTAAAAGGACCTACACACCTAATAAGACTAGAGATTATGAAGAACTAATAAGATGGCTATATCAATCTAAAGTTAAATATTACTTTGAAGGTTATATAAAAATGACTTTAAGATGTTATTACTCTATAGCTAAAAGTAACAGTAAAAAAGTTAAGGAGCAGAAAAGAAATAATGTATTAAGACCTAGCAAGAAACCCGATATTGATAATGTGGTCAAGATTATAGCTGATTCACTCAATGAGATAGCTTATAAGGATGATACACAGATTGTTGAGGTTGTAGCTAGTAAATATTACAGTGATAAACCAAGGGTTGAAGTTATATTGGAAGATATTAGTTGAACAACGGAAAAATCCGTTTATCAAATCATTAGATAAAAATAATTTGGAGGAGGATTATAAGTATGAATGATTTAAAATTAATTGAAAATGAAGGACTTATAAAAGTATATACAACAGATGAAGATATAAAAGTGGTAGATGGGAGAGAACTTTGGGAAGGATTAGAAGTAGAAAAAGATTTTTCTGACTGGATTAAAAGTAACTTAGAAAATGTGGATGCAGTAGAAGGAATAGACTTTTCCACTTTAAAGGGGAAAACCTCTGAACAGGGAGGAAGACCTTCAATAGAATATATATTAAATTTAGAGATAGCAAAAGAAATTTGTTTAGTAGCAGGAGCAAGCCCAAGAGCAAATAAAGAACTTAAAAGAAACTCTAAAAATTATAGAAAATATCTAATTGCAGTAGAAGAAAAATACAAAGTATCAAACAATCTTACAAAAACACAGTTAAATCAAATTAATGATATTGTAAGTAACGCATTGTGTGAAATGCAAACTAAGCATGATGCACAAATAGAACAATTTAAAAAAGAATCTTCACAATATTATAGACCAACCTCTAAAACTAAATATGATATTTCAAGCTACATAAAAGATAGATTGGATATTCCTAGAGCTAATGAGGAGTTTGATTTGGTTAAAAAGAGAACTTTATTAATTCTTGGAGCTGATAAGTGGGAAGATATACCAAAAGATGTGTTATTAAAATCCCTAAATATTATAGATGAATCAATAAGAATTATAAAATCTGAAAGAAAGACAAATCAGATTAGTTTCTTTGAAAAAGATAATTTCTGTTAATAAAAAGAAAAAAGGAGTGCTTTCACACTCCACTTGTCAAAAATATAAAACTTTTATATACAAATATTATTATAACATAAAAACATAAAAAATTGATGGGAGTGTGGAAGTATGAATAAAAAGACACTATTTCAAGAGGTTGAAGGTAGATTATATAACTATAAAAAATTAGAAAGTCAAATAAGAATAAAAGATATATATATTAAAAAATTAGAAAGTGAGTTTTGCGCATGTAAGGCTCAAAGTTATGAAGAAAAAACAGGACCTACTTATAATATAAGTTCAAGTGTTGAAAATGAAGTTATTAAAAGAGAAGAAGATTTAAATAGATTAAAAGAAGATAAGAAAACATTACAGATTGAAAAGGAAACTATAGAATGTGCATTAACAAGTCTAAATAGCTTTGAAACAGAGTTCTTCAATGAAATGTATATGAACAATGAGAAAATCAACATGGATTATATGTCTAATGCTATGCACATAGATAGAAGTCATTGCTTTAGGATTAGAAAAAGGATAGTTTGTAAGATTATGGATATGTTATATCCGAAGATAAAGGAGTTTGAATTGCCCATTTTTTCATGGAAAGCTTAAAAATGAGACTATTTTGAGACTTTTTGGAGACTATCGTGAGACTTTTTATTGGCAAAAACATGAGATAATAATATCGTGGAAATAAAGATTTCCCTCTCAAAACTTAATAATTGCTAGGTTAGTTTAAAGGGCTAATCTAGCAATATGAACAGACTAGGCAGGGCGTGAGGACGCTGTTAGTTCAATTCTAACTATGTTCAAAATCTATTGATACACTATATGTAGATATGTTGAATTGAGATTAAAATCTCATACAATTTTGTATCTTAATTCAGAGTCTAAAAAATCGGGTGGGGCTTGGTAACCTCACTCACCATGCAAGTGTTGGTACATTATTCTAAGTTCGATTCTTAGAACTTGCTCCCTTAATAATATGTATCCCCCATTAAAAAGGCTTAGATTAATTTTTAGGTCTTTTTTATACAAAACCTTAATAAGTTTTAGATATCAGTAATTCTGATAACAGAAAATAAGTGTGTTCAAATTGAGTACCATTTATTAATAAATAATTTGGGAGAGATTAGTTTTTATGTATAAATCTAACAAGAATATAATTAAATGTTAAATAGTTATATAATTAAATATATAACTATTTCGTAATTGTTATATATTTCAAGTAAATAAACTTAAAGTACGAGTAATAACCAGAAATATTATAGTAGCTTTTATGAGCTGACTTTGATGGTAAACTTATAGAGAATAGGGAGTGAATCAGTAATGGTCTGTGCTTACTGTGGTCAAGAAGCAAAAGGAACAAGAGAGCATATTATTTCTTGTGCGATATTAGATCTTTTTCCAGAGTGCTTTATCACAATAGATACTATTAGAGATAAAGTGTACTTGGGAGATCCTGTGGTAAAAGATGTGTGTGCAGAATGCAATAACAATAAAATTTCTTATATCGATTCGTATGCAAAAGATGTGATTTCTAATTACTTTATTCAGAAATATGAAAAAGATGATATGTTGGATTTTGTTTACAATTATACTTTAGTTCAAAAAATGCTCTTGAAATATGCATTTAATGATTTACGTTCACACAAAGATGATACATCCTTTTTTAATTCAAATATATTAGATTTTTTAATGAACAAAGATATAGTTGAACCATTAAGAAATGTTACCATATTAGCTGGTCTTGCGATTAATACTTCCCCTATACCTGATTTTATATTTGGTAATAATAAAATTCGATGGGGTAAAGATCCTGCCTTTTTTTCAAATAGTATTATTGAGCATTTAGATTATAATACAGGAGAAATTAGCCTTAGAAATGAAAATCCTCATCAAGAATTTAAGAAGATGAGTTTTTCTTATGTATTTAGATTTAATAGTGTACAATTTCTATTAATCTGTTGGGACGATAATATTTCTGATGAAGATTTGGAAGAGAATAATGTAATATTGCAATATCAATATCCGTATACTATTTTAAGTAGCGAAGGACATCATACTCTATCAAGATGCACAAGTGAAGTAACATATCAACATGAAATGTTAATTGACGTAATCTTGGGACAAGGAATCTTTGATGAGGTTACTTTTATGCGTGGAACTTATTCATATAAAAACCAACAATACCTTAAAGAAATAGAAATAGAATGGCAAAAAGAAGAGAAAGATTTAGCTAGAAGATTCTCTAGATAGATTAATTATGGGATATATCAGAGTACTTTATATTATGTGTTTACACTATGGTTTAGATATTGTCAAATTCTAATGTATTGAGTAGATTAGATAACAATTTTATTATATTACAAGAAAAGCTAACAAAGTCACTTGCTAGCTTTTCTTAAAGAATATATTACACATATATAATATGTGAATGAATAGTTATTTTAATATTTTCATAAATTAGGTATTGATAACTTTAGATATAAGGAGTGTGTCAAAGAATTAGTTATAAATAAATTAAATATACTAAAGGTATTAAGAGAGATGAATTATAAAGAAGTATATAAAAAGATCAAAGAATTAATAGAAATGATTTAAATGACTGTCTTGATGGATGGTCTTTTTTTATACAATAAATTAAATAAAAGCATTATTTAGAACTATTTTGTAGTTGTCGAACGATTATTGAAGGATATTGACCTTTGAAGTTGAATTTTATACTTTGGAGGGGATATATATGGAAACAGAATTATGTGTACAAGCAATTGTTACAGCAAGCAAAGTTGTAAAAGCAACTGGTGCCGATGAAATGATAAAAAATTTAGTTGAAAAATTTTTAAGTAATAAAGTAGGAGAAGTACTTGGAAAACAAAGGAGTAAAAAAGAATTAAAATTAATAGAAAATAAATTTAACGAATATATGGAAAGAAGTTATAAAAATTATATTTACATGAATACTATAGTATTTAGAAATCAACAAAAAACAATTGATGATTTATATATACCATTAACAGTATCAAAACGTAATGTTTTTGATTCTTCTTATGAAGAGGATGAAATTTGTATTTCAATTAATAGTTATAAGGATGATTTTTTACCAAAGTACAAAAAGGTTTTATTAATAGACCAAGCAGGTATGGGAAAATCAACTATAGCTAAATATTTATATTTAAGCTCAATAAATGAATCTAAAGGAATACCTATATTAATAGAATTAAGAAGATTATCGCAAGAAAAAGATATAATAGATTTTATAATGAATGAAATTAATGGAATAAGTGAACACTTCGATAAAGAAGGAGTTTTAAAATTAATTGAAAGAGGTGATTTTATATTTTTCTTTGATGGTTATGATGAAATAAATAAAGAATATAAAACGCAAGTTACTGAAAAACTCCAAAATTTTGTTGACAAAGCTGGAAATAATACTTTTTTAATGACATCAAGAGAAGAGGATGAACTTCTATCTTTTGGTAATTTTCAAAGTTTTTATATATATCCACTAAAAAAAGAAGAGGCATATAATTTAATTAAAAAGTATAATGATGATAACGAAGAAGTTTCAAAATTATTAATTAAGAAGATTGAAGAAGATAAAAATTTTGAAATAATTAAAGAGTTTTTAGAAAATCCTTTAATGGTTTCTTTATTATGTGAATCTTTCAAATACAAACAATCAATTCCTCATAAAAAAGATGCTTTTTATAGACAAGTTTATGATGCACTATTTGAAAAACATGATTACTCAAAAAGAGCTGGATATTATAGAGAAAAGAAGAGTGGTTTAAATCTAGAAGAATTCCATAAAATATTAAGAACAATTGGGTTTATAACATTAACTAAAGGTGTTAGTTATTCTAAAGAAGAGCTTATTAACATAATACATAACTCAAAAAGAAAAAATATAGGACTTGAGTTTAATGAAAATGATTTACTTTATGATTTAATTCATAATGTTCCTGTTTTTGTTAAAGATGGTATTGAATATAGATGGTCTCATAAGTCTTTTCAAGAGTATTTTGCAGCTAGTTATATTTGTTATGACTCAGATGAAAAATCTATGTTACTAAAGAAAATGTCTGAGGGAAACAGAATAAATAAATATTATAATGTTTTGGATTTTTGCTATGATATAGACTATAAGAGTTTTATGCGAAGTATAATACTTCCAACAATAAAAGATTTGGATAAATTCTTCTATGAAAAATATCATAATGATGTATACAATGATTTTGATAAAGGTGAATTATCACTAAGAAAAGCTATATTGTTCAATTATGAAAAAGTATATATTTATATATTGAGTGAAAGTAAAATAAATTATTTTAAGAATAAAAAAGGGGCAAGACTTGAAAGGAATGCCTATATTAGAGATAAATTTCCTATAGAGAAAAATAGTAATGCTAGTGGTATAATTTTTAATGGAATATTTTCAGTAATGGGGCTTAGAAAAGAAAATATAACAAATTTATTGAAATTATTAAAAAGAAAAGAGTCTAACCTTGTTTGTCATGTAAGGTATGATTCTCTTTCTAATGACGAATTAATATACAATATTAGCCATGGTCTTTATGTTTTTGAAGATAATATTGATAATGAATTAAATAAAAAAGAATATTTTAAATTCGCCAATGATATTCTATATAAATATTTAAAATCTTTATTTGTAGAAGCTGGAACTGTAATTTTTAATTATGAAGAATGTATTAATATTAAAAGAGAGATAGAGAAAGAAATAGAAGAAGAACAAAATGACATAGACTTCCTATAAGAACTCTAACAAGAGTTCTTTTTTTATTCCCAAAACGACAAACGAACGAGGTGGTGATGTGCAAGATGTCAAAGAAAAGGTAAAGCAAGATTACCTAAAAGGTATGAAACAAAAGGAAATATCAGCAAAGTATGACATTAGTTTAAACACTTTAAAGTCATGGATAAAAAGATACAAGTGGGCTAGTGAAAAAAAGAAGGGTGCACCTAAAAGTAAAAAGGGTGCACCCTTTGGTAATAAAAATGCTACTGGTCCACCTGGTAATAAGAACGCTGAAAAGTTTGGTTTCTTTTCAAAATATCTACCCGAAGAAACTAGGGAATTGATACAAGAAATATCCATAAAAGATAAATTTGATATTCTTTGGGAACAGATAACAATTCAATATGCAGCAATAATAAGAGCACAGAAGATAATGTATGTTAAAGGCAAGGAAGAAATAATTAAGGAATTAAAGAAACATGAAAGCACAGAAAATGGTGAGAAGATAGAGTATGAATTTCAATTTGCATGGGATAGGCAAGCATCTTTTCTTAATGCACAGAGTAGGGCTATGAGTGAACTTAGAAGTTTAATTAAACAGTATGATGAAATGATTCATAAGGATTGGAATTTGGCTACAGAGGAGCAGAAAACAAGAGTTGAGAAGTTGAAATGTGAAGTTGATAACCTAAGTAAAGATGATATTGGAGATGATGAGTTGAAAATAAGTGTAGATTATGGTGATAGAAATGATAGTTAGAGTAAATTTTAATCCAGATTTCAAGGAAGCTAATTTTACTAAAAAAAGATACAGAGCAATGAAAGGTTCAGCAGGGAGTGGAAAATCTGTTAATGTAGCACAAGACTATATACTAAAGTTAGGAGATAAGAAGTATCAAGGAGCTAATCTATTAGTAGTTAGAAAGTCAGAAGCTACACATAAGTATTCAACGTATGCAGAGCTTACAGGAGCTATAAATCGTATTTATGGTAAACAAGCTGATAAGTATTGGAAAACTACTTTAAATCCTTTAGAAATTAAGAGTAAAGTTACTGGTAACTCTATAATTTTCAGAGGAGTTAATGATGCAAAACAAAGAGAAAAATTAAAATCAATTAACTTCTCGAAAGGAAAATTAACATGGGTTTGGTGTGAAGAAGCTACAGAACTTATGGAAAGTGACATAGACATACTAGATGACCGTTTAAGAGGTATTTTAACTAATCCTAACCTATACTATCAAATGACATTTACATTTAATCCAGTTTCAGCTACTCATTGGATAAAAAGAAAGTATTTTGACTATAAAAATGATGATATATTTACTCATCATAGTACTTATCTAAAAAATAGATTCATAGATGAAGCTTACTACAGAAGAATGCAAATGAGAAAAGAGCAAGACCCAGAAGGGTACAAAGTCTATGGTCTTGGAGAATGGGGAGAAACTGGTGGAGCAATACTTAAAAACTATGTTATACATGAATTTCCTACAGAATTTGAGTATTTTGATAATATGAGACTATCACAGGATTTTGGTTTTAACCATGCAAATGTAGTACTTAGAATTGGCTTTAAGGATGGAGAGTTATATATATGTAACGAAATATATGTACATGAAATGGATACATCTGAAATAATAAAGATTGCAAACAGTAAAGGTTTAGAAAAGAATCTATTTATGTACTGTGATAGTGCTGAACCAGATAGAATTAAGATGTGGAAGAGTGCAGGATATAAAGCTAAAGGAGTTAAAAAAGGACCAGGAAGTGTTAAAGCTCAAATAGATTATTTGAAACAATTAAGAATACATGTACATCCTAGTTGCACTAATACCATAAAAGAAATACAACAATGGAAATGGAAACAAGATGAAAGAACTGGATTATATCTTGATGAACCAGTTGAGTTTATGGATGATGCAATGGCTGCGCTTAGATATTCTATAGATAATAAGCTTAAAAATAATGGAATAAGCTTCTTAAAGTAAAGGAGGTGTTAAATATTTATATAAATGAAACAGATTTAATAAAAGTTCAGTTAAAAAAAGAGAGCACCTTTAACCTAGTAAAAGTCATAGAGCACTACATCTTAAAGCATAGACCAGAAAAATATAAACAAGGAGAAGAATACTATTATGGTAATACTGATGTAAACAATAAGAGAAGATATTATCTCTTAGATGGAGCTAAGGTTGATGATTTTACTAAGGTTAATAATAAAGCAATTAACAACTACCATAAGCTTTTAGTTGACCAAAAAGTGGGATATAGTGTTGGAAATCCAATCGTATTTAATGCAGATGATGATAATCTCACTAAGCTTTTAAATGACTTACTAGGAGAAGAGTTTGACGATACAATAACAGAACTATATCTCAATGCTAGTAATAAAGGGGTTGAATGGTTACATCCATATATTAATAGAAAAGGTGAGTTTAAATATGTAATAATTCCAGCTGAAGAAGCAATTCCTATTTGGGATAGTAAAAGACAGAGGGAATTAGTTGCATTTATTAGGTTTTATTATATTGAAGATATAGATGGAAATAAAATAAAAAGAGTTGAGTACTACACAGAAAATGACGTAACTTATTTTATTGAAAGAGGTAATAGTTTTATTCAAGAATTTTTATATGATGAATATGGAAAAATGACTGATATACAAGAAGGTCATTTTAGAATAAATAACAAAGAACAGGGATGGGGTAAAGTTCCATTTATACCTTTTAAAAATAATGAAAAGTGTGTCTCAGATTTAACTTTCTATAAATCATTAATAGATATATATGACAATAATATTTCTACACTAGCAGATAATTTAGATGAAATACAAGAGTTTATTTATGTATTAAAAGAATATCCAGGCACAAGTCTACAGGAGTTTATAGATAATATAAGATACTATAAATCGGTTAAAGTAGATGATGGAGGTGGAGTTGATAAACTAGAGATAAATATACCAGTTGAAGCTAAAAAGGAGCTTCTTGATAGATTAGAAAAGAATATAATTATCTTTGGTCAAGGAGTTAATCCAGAATCTCAAAACACAGGTGACAAATCGGGTGTAGCACTTAAATTTTTATATTCACTACTTGACTTAAAATGTTCTAAGACTGAAAAGAAGTTTAAAAAAGCAATTAGAGAGCTTTTATGGTTTGTGTGTGAGTATTTAAAGATAAGTGGTAATAAGAGCTATGATTATAAAACAGTTCAAATTACTTTTAATCACTCTATGATAATAAATGAAGCTGAAAAGATAGATATGGCAGCTAAATCAACTGGAATTGTATCAGATGAAACTATTGTTTCTAACCATCCTTGGGTCGAGGATGTTAATGACGAACTTGAGAGACTTAAAAAACAAGAAGATACTCAAAAAGAGTATGATGATTTAATTCCTAATAATCAAGATGGTGTTATAGATGAAACATAAAGATTATTGGAGAAAGAGATTTGAACAATTAGAAGAAGCTCAAAATAACAAAAGTGTAAAATATTATCTTGAATTAGAAAAGCAATATAAACTAGCTATAAATAGTATAGAAAAAGATATATTAGCATGGTACAACAGATTTGCCAAAAATGAAGGAATATCTTTATTAGAAGCTAAGAAACTACTAAATACAAGAGAACTAGAAGAGTTTAAATGGAGTGTCGAAGAATATATTAGACATGGTAAAGAAAATGCTATAAATCAAAAGTGGATGAAAGAGTTAGAAAATGCTAGTGCAAGAGTTCATATAACAAGGCTTGAAGCTTTAAAACTGCAAATACAACAACAAGTAGAAGTTCTCTATGGAAATGAATTAGATAGTGTTGATAAGCTAATGAGGGATATTTATACAAGTGGATATAATTATACAACTTTTAATATTCAACAAGGTATTGGTGTTGGCTGGAGCTTAATGGCTTTAGATGCGAATAGAGTAAATAAGATTATCTCAAAACCTTGGACTAGTGATGGGTTAAATTTTAGCGAAAGAATTTGGGGTAAGCATAGACCTGCTTTAATCAATGAGTTACATACTAAGCTAACTCAATCAATTATTAGAGGTGAAAATCCAAAAGTTTTGGTAAATGAATTTTCTAAGAAGTTTAATGTATCTAAATCACAAGCTAAGAATTTAATAATGACTGAATCAGCTTTCTTTGCATCAGCTTCAAGAAAAGATTGTTTTAATGATTTAGATGTAGAAAAGTATGAGATTATTGCCACACTAGATTTAAAAACATCAAATATATGCAGAGAGTTAGATGGAAAAGTATTTGATATGAAAGATTATCAAGTTGGAATAACAGCTCCACCATTTCATTGTCGTTGTAGGACAACAACAGCTCCTTTTTTTAGTGATGAAGAAGGCTATAGAGCAGCAAGAGGAGAAGATGGAAAAACATATTATGTACCATCTAGTATGAAGTATAATGAGTGGTATGAGAAACATATAGAGGGTAGACTTGGAAAAGAAAAAGCTAACACCCTTAGAAAAATGCAACTAAATGAGAGTAAAGATAGAAAACAATTTGAAGAATATAAAAAGGTATTAGGAAATGAAATACCTTCTAAATTTGATGAATATCAACATATGAAGTATAATGATACTATAAGGTATGAGGAAGCTAAAAAGCTTTATAAGGATGTAAATTGGCAAGTTAAGAATCAGAGAAATTTAACTAGTGGAAGTGTTCATTCAGTGCCATTTGAATCAAAACCAAATAGTGTATTTGATAATTACAAAGATGGTAAATTAATTCAAAGAAGATACTATGGTAATACAGGAAAACCTAGATTAGATTTAGACTTAACTGACCATAGAAACCCAAAGCAACATAAAATTGTACCTCATAAACATGATTGGTTAGCTGATGAAAATAACCATGATAAGGTAAAAAGAGAGAAGGATATGGAGCTTACAAAAGCTCATAAAATAGCTAACAAAGATATTTTGAAAGGAGAATAAAATGGATAATAAATTTAAGAATTTACAACATTTAATTGATTCTATTGATTTAGGATTAGATATAGAATTTGACTTATATAATAAACCATATAATATATCTATTGGAGATGATGATACAAGGTTTATTACTCTTTGCCCTAATGGAGATACAAAGTATTATAAAAATGGTAAGGATATGGTTGATAATTACAACATTGATGGTAAATTACTAAAGGATTTATGGAAAGATATACAAATAGTAAATATGTAAAAGCACTTGCTAAATAATAAATTAGTAGGTGCTTTTATTTTGTAAAAAATGAAAGGAGAAATTTAAAATGGATTGGTTAAAAGAATTGCTAGAAGGAATAAAAGTAGAGGATAACAAAATTGATGTAGCTTCTCTTCAAAAATCTATAGAAAAGAAAATAAAGGAGACTACAGTTACTCAAGAAGATTATGCAAATATTGAAACACAACTTAATACAGCTAATGAAGCTATTAAAAAGTTTGAAGGAGGTATGACAAAAGAAGATGTAGAGAATCTAAAAACAACTTATGAAACTGATAAGAAAACTTTGGAAGAAACCTACAAAAAAGAAATTGAAGAAAAGGACTTTAATTACTGGTTAAATGATGCTTTTAAGTCTGTTAAATGTAGGGATGAGATAGCGTTAAAAGCTCATTTAGACATGGAAGCACTAAGAAATAGTAAAGACAGACAAAAAGCTTTTGAAGAGCAAATAAACCCTTTGAAACAGGATAAAGATTATTTGTTTAATGCAACACTAGAAGGTGAAGAACCTAAAATAGATACTATAACACCAGGGCAGGAGCCTAAGATAAATGATTTTGGTTTTAATTTTACTGGGGTAAGACCTCATGAAAATAATAATAAATAGGAGGAAATAAAATGGCAGCACTAAATTATGCAAAAGAATATTCAAATGTTTTAGCACAAGCATATCCTTATACTTTAAACTTTGGGGATTTATATGCAACACCGAATAATGGAAGATATAGATGGACTGGTTCTAAAACAATAGAAATACCAACTATATCTACAACTGGAAGGGTAGATTCAAACAGAGATACAATAGCAGTAGCTCAAAGAAACTATGATAATGCTTGGGAATCTAAAACATTAACTAACCAAAGAAAATGGTCTACATTGGTTCATCCAGCAGATATTGACCAAACTAACTATGTAGCATCAATAGGAAATATAACCCAAGTATATAATGAGGAACAAAAATTTCCTGAGATGGATGCTTACTGTATATCTAAAATATATGCTGATTGGATAGCTCTAGGTAAAACAGCAGAGACAACTGCTCTTACAACAGCGAATATCTTAGAGGTTTTTGATAGCCTAATGGAAAAAATGACAGAAGCTAGAGTTCCTGCTGTTGGAAGAATATTGTATGTTACACCAGGCGTTGATACTTTGATTAAGAATGCAAAAGAAATACAAAGAACTGTAAACATAAAAGATGGAGGAACATCTTTAAATAGACAAACTACAGATATTGATTCAGTTAAAATAGTTAAAGTACCATCTAATCTTATGAAAACAGTATATGATTTTACAACTGGATGGAAAGCAGGTGCAGGAGCTAAGCAAATATTTATGTCTTTAATACATCCAAGTGCAATAATTACACCAGTTTCTTATCAATTTTCTACATTAGATGAACCAAGAGCAGTTACAGAGGGAAAATATTTATATTTTGAAGAAAGTTTTGAGGATGTATTTATATTAAATAAAAAAGCTGATGCAATACAATTTGTTGTTGAAGGAGCTGGAGCATAATGGCACAAGTAAGGAAATTAAATAGAATATTAACTATAGAAGAATGTAAAATAGATGATTTCTTAGAGATGGGATATGATTTGATAGATGAAACTGGTAAGGCAGTAAAGTATGGCAAGTCATTAAGTGTAAAAGATTTAATAGCTGAAAATAATATTTTAAGGTCAAAAGTTGAGTCTTTAGAAGAAGAAAATAAGCAGCTTAAAGAGAAAAATAAACTTACTAAAAAGTAGGTGAAAATTATGGAAAATAATATAATTGATGAAATAGAAAAAAGACTTGAAAGTTTTGGATATATATTAAAAGATGGAGATAAGTGGTTAATAGATTTTGTAAGAGAAAAAATAGAAAATATTATTAAACTAGATTGTAATATAAAAACTATGCCAATTGAATTGAAAGAAATTGAAGTTGATATGATAGTTGGAGAGTTCTTATTTACTAAGAAAAATATGGGGCAATTAGATATAGAAAGCATTAACTTTGAAGCTGTAGAAAAGTCTATATCAGAAGGTGATACAAAGGTAGATTTTGCTATAGGAAGTGGCTCTCAAACACCAGAACAACGCTTTGATAGCTTAATAGCTTATCTTACTACTTATGGCAAGAATAAGATATTAACCTTTAGGTGCTTAAGATGGTAAGTAAAACTAGAAAAGCAATAGAAATGTTATATAGAGATAAATGTACTATAGTTGAGTATCAGCCAATCAAAGACCCTGTAACAAAACGAACTAACAATAAAGAAGTGATTGTATTAGAAAATCAACCATGTAAACTTTCATATAAAAATATAGTTTCTGCTACAGAAGGGAAAGTAGCTAAGCTAGAGCAAACTATTAAACTCTTTATATCTCCAGATATAAGCGTTAAAGCAGGTTCAAAACTTATTATAACTAATCAAAATAATATTACAAAAGAATATATAAGAAGTGGAGAATCTGCTATATACCCAAATCATCAAGAAATTGTATTAGAATTACTAGAGGATAAAGCGTAATGGGTAGAGGTGGAAGTGTTAATTTTAAAGAATTGAAAAAGTTGCAAAGAAATCTACAAAGGTTGGAAGAAAGTCAACTCGATAAGTTTTGCAGAGATTGTGCAAAAGAATTAGCAGCAAGATTAATTGGCAAAGCTATAAAACGTACACCAGTTGATACAGGAGTGTTACGACAAGGTTGGAATGGTGTGGCTTATGCAAGGGCACTTCCAGTCATTAAAGCTGGAGATACTTACATTATAGAAATTATTAACCCCATCAAATATGCCAGTTTTATTGAATATGGTCATAGAACTAGAAATCATAAAGGTTGGGTTAAAGGTAGATATATGATGACTATTTCAGTGCAAGAATTAAGAGGTCAAGTAGATGTAATAATAGAAAAGAAATTAATAAATTTATTAAAGAAGGTATTTGATGCTTAATAATATTATAGATGGAATATCAGTAAAATTAGATAAATCATTTGGAGAGAGTTATACAATTTATAGTGAAGATGTGGAGCAAGGTATAAATGAACCTTGTTTTTTTATTGTTCCTTTAAATCCAAGCAAAGTATCATATCCAAGTGGCAGGACATTAAAAAAGAACTCTTTTGATGTACATTATTTTCCCAAAAGTAATGATAAATCATTTGAAATAAATGAGGTAGCTGAGATGCTACTGGAGGAATTAGAGTATATAGAAATTGATGGAGATTTAGTCAGAGGTACAAATATGAACTTTGAAATTGTAGATAATGTTCTTCATTTCTTTGTTGATTATAACTATTTCACTATAAAAAGCAATAATACAGATAAGATGGACACAGTAGAGTTGTTTGGTGGTCTAAAGAGAGGTGATAAACTTGAGTAAAACATTAAGTAAAGAAGAAAATTATAAGTTTACTAAGGAGCAAATAGTTAATTCTAAAAGGTATGTAAATAGAAAAGATTTATTAAATGCAATCTTAAAGGAAGATGAATTGTATTCTTTCTCAGAAGTGGAAGATATGATAAATAATTTTATGAAAGGAGTGAGCTAGATGGCTTTAGGTGGAGGAACATTTGTAACACAAAATAAGGTCCTACCTGGTGCATATATAAATTTTATCTCAGCTAAGAGGGCAACCAGTTCATTATCGGATAGAGGTATTGTTGCAATACCTTTAGAGTTAGATTGGGGCATAGATGAAGAAGTATTCAAAGTAACCAGTGATGATTTTGAGAAGTATTCAGTGAAGTATTTTGGATATGATTATACTCATGAGAAGCTGAAAGGTTTGAGAGATTTATTCAAAAATATAAGGTTGGGATATTTTTATAAATTAAATAAAGGAGTTAAAGCTAGTTGCAGTATTGCTACAGCTAAGTACTCAGGTACTAGAGGTAATGATTTAAAAGTTATAGTAACAACAAATATAGATGATAACACTAAGTTTGATGTTGTAACACTTTTAGATAATAAGAAGGTAGATATTCAAGCAGCTAAAGTCATTACAGACTTACAAGATAATGACTATATCACTTGGAAGAAGGATGCAACACTAGAAGCAAGTGCAGGACTTGTATTTACTGGTGGAACTAATGGCGAAGCTGTGACAGGAGCAGAGTACCAAGCTTTCTTGGATAAAATAGAAAGTTATTCATTTAATGCACTAGGGTGTTTGGCTACAACAACAGAGATTAAAAGTTTATTTGTAGAGTTTACAAAGAGAATGAGAGATAAGGTAGGAGCTAAGTTTCAAACAGTACTATATAAGAAAAGTGATGCAGATTATGAAGGTGTAGTATCTGTAGAAAATAAGATTAAAGATACTGGGTTATTAGAATCTAGCTTAATTTACTGGGCTACTGGAGCTATAGCTGGATGTGATATAAATAAATCTAATACTAATAAGCGATATGATGGCGAGTTTGATGTTGATGTAAATTACACACAAATACAGTTAGAGGAAGCTTTAAAAACTGGTAAATTTATATTTCATAAAGTTGGTGATGAAGTTCATGTGTTAGAGGACATAAATACTTTTGTATCATTTACAGATGAGAAGAATGACGATTTTTCAAGCAATCAATCTATTAGAGTATTAGACCAAATTGCCAATGATATTGCAACTTTATTTAATGAAAAGTACTTGGGTGAAGTACCAAATGATAAATCTGGTCGTATCTCGTTTTGGAATGATGTAGTTAAGCATCATGAACAACTACAAAATATGAGAGCAATAGAAGATTTCAAAGCTGATGATGTTTCTGTAGAACCTGGAAGCGACAAGAAGACTGTTGTAGTAAGTGATGCTGTAAAAGTTATTAGTGCTATGAGTAAGCTTTATATGACTGTTTCAGTTAGTTAAGAGAGGAGTGTGATAATAGATGTCTAAAAATATTACTATGAACGTTAGAGATGCAATAAGCGGTTCTAAAGCTGAATGTTTTGTAACAATAAAAGGTAAAAGATATAATTTTATGCAAGCTATTAATTTAGAAGCTAAAATGGAAAAGAATAAAAGTGAGATGCCGATTTTAGGTAGCATTACAAAAGGAAATAAAAGTACAGGAAGTAAATTTTCAGGGAGTGCAACATTTTATTATAATACTTCTATTTTTAGAGAGTTGTTATATGAATATAAAGAAACAGGTGAAGATATTTACTTTGATATGCAAATTACCAATGAAGACCCTACATCAAGTGTCGGAAGACAAACTATAATACTTGAAGATTGTAACCTGGATAGTGGAATAATTGCTAAGTTTGATGCTGATGGAGAATATTTGGATGAGGATGTAGATTTTACTTTTGAGAATTGGAAAATAGTTGAGAAGTTTAATATAGCAAATGGTATGGAATAAGATACACATTTATAATTTATAGATGTGTATTTTTTATTTACAAAATTAGGAGATGGTTAAAATTAAAGATAAATATGAGATGAAAGATTCAATTTCTTTTAGTTACAATGAAAAGATACCTTTGGAGGAACGTGTAAGTGAGGTGTATAAGAAAGCAGGAAAATTTCTTATAGATATTTCGGATAAACTAGCACTTGATACCATTGAAGGTTCATCGTTAGCACCTATTGAAATAAAAATTAAATTAGATGAAGATAATCTTATAACAATAGAAAAACAAACAAAATATTTGGTGATGGAGGTAGAATAAGAATATGGGAGATTTAAACGCTTTTTTAAGTCAAAATGCAATAAAAGTAGAGAATAGAAAGTATGTGGCAAGTGAAAGGTTTGTAGGTGAAGATGGAAGACCAGTAGAATGGGAACTTAAAGCAATAGATTCAGATAGAGATAGACAATTAAGAAAAGATTCAACTATAAGAGTACCTGTACTAAATAAAAAAGGGAAAGCAACAGGGCAATACACTAGTGAAACAGATTTTAATACTTACACTTTGAAATTATGTGTGGAAACTATAGTATTTCCGGATTTACATGATGCAGAATTACAAAATAGTTATGGTGTAATGGGGGCAGAGGAGTTATTAACAACAATGTTGACTCCTGGCGAATATACAGACCTTTCAAGTGAGGTAGGAGAAGTGAATGGTTTTGATAGGACTTTTGAAGATAAAGTAGAAGAAGCAAAAAACTAATTGAAGGAGGCGATTATGATGCTAGTGTAGCCCATTATTGCCTTCATAAATTCAAATGGAAACCACATGAATATACAGATTTACCAGACTACGAGAGGGCATTTGTTGCTGCTTCTATAGATATTAAAGTAGAAGAAGAAATAAAAGAAGAAAAGAAGACTGCTAAAGAAGCTAGAAGAAGTAGAAGGAGATAAAATATAGGTAAAATATGTAAGAATTATATGTTATAATATTTTTAGCAAGAAGATGTAATCTACAATTTATAGAGTGGAGTTCATACAAAAGATTATCCTCCCAACGTATAGAAGGGAGGTGAATATGTATGGATAATTTTTTACAAGGTGTACTAGCAAGTTTAGTTGCCAGTTTAATAGTTTACTTAACTAGTAAGTTATTTAAAAAAGTAAAAAGCCACTCAAACACGACTAAGAGTGACTTTGATTTTAAACTTACAATCAAGTTTAAAAGAAATAAACATTAATTTTTAGAACTTCACTCTAGTTTCAAATAGATTGTAGTTCTTCTTGCTTTTATTATACCACAAATTAGAAAAAATATTGCCTATAATATTTTTATAGTCAATAAAAAGATGAAATTTTTATAACAAATAATAAAAACTTTATTATAAAACTATTAATTTGCAAGGTATCTATAAATGAGTAGATATTTTTTTACTTATATAAAATATTTGAAATGATAGCATATTCCTGTTTTGGGAACGTGGTTAAAACTCAAACTATATTACTAGTATTATATTAAATATTTAGCATCAAAATTAAATAAAGAAAAGAAAGCACTTACTTTTTGGTAGGTGCTTTTGTTTTGCTCAAAATGGTCGGTTGAGTAAAATAATTAGAAAAAATTAGTAAAAACCTATTGAATTATTGGCAGACATCAATTATAATAATAAGTGTCAGCCAATAATTATGCAGGAGGTGATTACTATAACTAAAAATAAGGTTGGCAGACCTAAAACGGAAACTGCTATGAATAAAAGAATTACAGTTAGATTGGATAGTAAGCATGAAGAAATTTTAGAAACATATACAAAAAAATATGGTATTACTAAAAATGAAGCTGTAAGAAAAGGTATTGAGAAGTTAGAAGAGAAGGAATAAAAAATAAGGGTCACTCTCCCCGACCAAAGATTGAGTAACCCCTATTGATGTATACTACAAATATACTAATGTTAGTATACATCATTCCTTAAAAAAATTCAAATTTAAGGAGTGTAATATTATGAAAAATTTAATAGTAAAAGAGTTCAATGGAAGTCAAATTTATACTTTTATGTGGAAAGAAAAATCTTGTTGGATAGCTAATCAAATAGTTGGATTATTCGATTATGCTGATGTATCTAAAACAATACAGGATTGCATAAAAGCAGAAGACTTTGAGATTGAACAAGAGTATGATGTATTGAAAGGAAATGAATTTAATGATTTTGTAACTACTTTAAATGTAGTCGCAAATAATATAATTAGTAATAAAGCTAGAAGTATAACTATTTTTTATGAAGATGGTTTATATGGATTTTTACAATACACAGACAAACCTATTGGTGTTCAATTTAGAAAATGGCTTAGACGAGAAGTTTTACCAAGCATAAGACAAACTGGTGCATACATAACTAACAATGCCAACCCCGAAAAACTAAGAGAAAAAGCAAGCGAAATTGAAAAGTTACAACTGGCTTATAATAGTACATCTATGTTAAAAGAACTATTGGATGGAGCAGGCTTTGACAATAAATCAAAACTATTAACAGCAAAGACATTATATAAAAAGGCAGGCATTGATTTACCAATCGAGATAGATGAAGAAGAACATTATTTTGACACAAAACAAATAGCGTCTAAACTGAAAATATATTCTAAGAGTAATAAACCAGCACAACTTGCTGTTTGTGAGATTATTAAAAAGATTGACTTAGAAGAAAATGAAGTAAAAGGAGTTTGGGAAACTAATGGTTCTTGGACTGGTACTGTAAATAAATATACAAAGAGTGTAATAGATAAAATAAGAAATTGGATAGAGGAGAATAATAGACCTACTAAGATACAAGGTGAGAAGAAGAATTTCCATATAGTGTACAAGATTGAGTAAATTCTATTGTATTAAATAATATATTTTAGTTTATTTTAGTTTTGAGGGGGATTAATACAATGGAAATTTTAAATATAACACTTAGTCCAAAGGAAATCGAAATCTATTTGATGTGGACAAAATTAGAAGAAATAAAAGCATTTGATGTTGAACTTTATAATAAAATTGCTGATACAATAAATGAACTTTATGAGAAACAACAAGGGAGAGAAAATAATTAAATAATATAGATAAAGCACTTGAATATTCTACTGTTTCAAGTGCTTTGTTTGTTAAAAAATGGTATAATAAAAATATAGGAATTTTGCAGTGTTCGATTTTTCTACTTAAGTATAGTTTAACAATTGGAATACAAGGTATTGAGAAGGTTTGATAAGTGTTATCAATTGCACTATTACCCGCTCACTGCAAATTTGAGAAAGTTATATGTGTGTAAGTCTTGGAAATACACAATTTATTTTGGGGTTTTATATTAACTATGTGGTATGTAAAGAAATATTTGAATTTTAGATATGCATAGTGTGAATATCGTTTTATATTAACTATGTGGTATGTAAAGATTACAGTCATGCTCCATAGCTTCTATGACTTCTTTTGGTTTTATAGTAACTATGTGGTATGTAAAGACACTTTACTTTTTAAAGTAACATTTTTTAAACTATGTTTTATATTAACTATGTGGTATGTAAAGGTTAAAGATAAAGCGAATACTTTTAAGGCTAGAAAAGTTTTATATTAACTATGTGGTATGTAAAGAATAGAAGAGATAAAAGAAGAGATAAAAGAAGAGATAAAAGAAGAGGTGGTTTTATATTAACTATGTGGTATGTAAAGACAGCAACATTAAGAGAATGGGTATCTCTATCAAAGTTTTATATTAACTATGTGGTATGTAAAGACAAGTGGTGAAGAAATTTGCAGATTTAACGGTCGTGTTTTATATTAACTATGTGGAATGTAAATATCGTTAATAGCACTCTTCAAAGCATTTCTAACACTAAGTTTTAGATTAACTATATGGAATGTAAATAAAGGCAAGACATACGAAGTTCCTTCTAATTTATCATGTTTTAGATTAACTATATGGAATGTAAATGTTGCATTTGTATATCCTGTACCATCACCAATTATTGTTTTAGATTAACTATATGGAATGTAAATAGTGTTGAACTAGCTTCATCTCTAATCTTAACTGCTGGTTTTAGATTAACTATATGGAATGTAAATGGGTGGGAGATATGGCAACTATCCACACATGAAATTGGTTTTAGATTAACTATGTGGAGAAAAACTAAATAGAAAAAAGAAAGCACTTACTTAAATAGTAGGTGCTTTTGTTATTCTTTGCTAGATAAAGTAACAAGTTCGTTAGGTGTACATTCAAGAACAAGACAAAGCTTTTCGAATAAATCTAATTTTATAGAACTTGTTTCATTGTTAGCTAATTTCATCATGTTGGGATAAGCTATACCTACTTCTTTAGCTAACCAATATCTAGTTTTGCCTCTTGAATCAAGCAATTTATCAATATTAAAATACATTTTTTCACCTCTTAAGTATATTATACACTGGTTATATAATGTTTGCAATATATAATATGCAAATAATATAATTATGTAATGTTAACATTATATAATGTGTACGATATAATATACTTAAGGAATAAAAAATAAGAGCCACTCGCCCCTACCAAGTTTGAGTAACTCTTATTGACATATACTACATATGCATTAATTATAGTATATGTCATTCCTTAAAAAAAATCAATTAAGGAGTGTATTTTTATGAACAATCTAGTATTAATTAACAACCAAGAGCTACAAGTTAAGGAATTTAATAATCAAAGAGTTGTGACATTTAAAGAAATTGACCAAGTACACGAAAGAACAGAAGGTACAGCAAAGAGAAATTTCTCAGAGAATAGAAAACATTTTATAGAGAATGAAGATTTCTTTTTTGTAAAAGCAAGTGATTTTGAAAAGTACGGAAATCGTACTTTAGAAATTCCTAATCGTGGATTAACTTTAATAACTGAAACAGGCTATTTGATGTTAGTAAAATCTTTTACAGATGATTTAGCATGGAAAGTACAAAGACAATTAGTAAATAGTTATTTTAGAGTTAAAGAAGAAATAAAAACATTAGAAGCAGTAAATGAGTCAATTAAATTAATAACTCCAATCTTTGAAGATTTGAAAATTGATAAAAGTATGCAATTTCTTGTTGCTAAGACATTTTTCAAAAAAGCAGGAGTTGATATTCCGCTTGAAATTGAAGAAAAGGAACATTTTTATGATACAAAGCAGATTGCAAGAAAATTAGGACTTTACACAATGTCTAATAAACCTGCATTTATGGCAGTTAAGCAAATTATAAGAAAACTTGATATTAAAGAAGATGAAATGAAAACAGTACTAGAAACCAACGGTTCTTGGACTGGTACTGTAACCAAATATTCTAATAAGGTTACAGAAAAAGTAAAAGAGTGGTTGAAAGAAAATAATAATCCTATCTCAATCAAAGGAGACAAGAAAAACTACTATATATTGTATAAAAATAATTAGATTTTAGTTTAGTTTTGAGGGGGATTAATACAATGTATGAGAATTTACTTGATAGTATAGATATTGAAAAGAGAAAAGAAGAATTTAGAATTAAACTTTTGAAAATAAGAGAAACAGATATAGATATATATAATAAGATAGAAAGTATAGTATATAAACTTTCTGAGAAAAAATTAGAGAAAAATAATTAAATAAATAGATAAAGCACTTGGATATTGTATAGTTTCAAGTGCTTTGTCTGTTAAAAAATGGTATAATAGAGATAGGAGTTATATTAACTATGTGGTATGTAAATTTTCTAAATGGTGCTGGAATAGATGAAAAGGCAAAGTGTTTTAGATTAACTATATGGAATGTAAATTTTTCTTTTAATAAATATGTATCTCCATTTAAATTCACGTTTTAGATTAACTATATGGAATGTAAATTTTGAATAATAAAAATTAAATCTCAATCTTATTCCTAGTTTTAGATTAACTATATGGAATGTAAATCAAAATTCTGTTATTTCTTGAATTTTATCGCTTAAATTGTTTTAGATTAACTATATGGAATGTAAATATCTATGGAGCCTATCAAGGTTGGAATTTACTAAATGCGTTTTAGATTAACTATATGGAATGTAAATCTACCATATTGACTGTCAAATTCTTCTGGAGTAGTACCAGTTTTAGATTAACTATATGGAATGTAAATTTGTGTCACATCATTGTCACTTCTTTAGAATATCAAAAGTTTTAGATTAACTAAGTGGAATGTAAATAGATTTTATTATAGAGTAGAGGAAGGGCTTGTAAATGGTTTTAGATTAACTATGTGGTATGTAAATGAGATTTGTATGGAGGCTATAAAACAAAACGGATTAGGTTTTATATTAACTATGTGGAGAAAAATTAAATAAAAAAAAGAAGCACTTACTTTTATGGTAGGTGCTTTTGTTTTGCTCAAATTGGTCGGTTGAGTAAAATAATTAGAAAAAAAGATATAGCTGAGGTAGTGTTTTACGACGCTAGCTTCAATAAAATTTTATTTGAAAAATATTCCAAAATAGCTTGACTGTAACTCGTTACAATGTTATTATTAATGTAACGAGTTACAGAAAAGAGGTGAATAAAATAGCAACTAAAAGTAGAGCAGAGTATATGAAAAATCGTCGAAAAGATAAAAGAGGTTTTAGTGTACTTTTAGACAAAGAAAAGTTAGATAAATTTGATGAAGTGTTAGAAGAGAAGAATCTAACTAAGAAAGAATGGCTAGAAGAAAAAATCGACGAGGAACTGGAACAAAAGGAATAAAAAATAAGGGTCACTCCCACCGACCAAAGTTTGAGTAACCCTTATGACGTATACTATCGTATATCAATTATAGTATACGTCATTCCTTAAAAAAAATCAATTATTAAGGAGTGTAATATTATGAAAAATGAATTAATGATGTTTGAAGGAAAAGAGATTGAAGTATTCGAATTTGAAGGGCAAATTTTATTTAATCCAAAGCATGTGGCAGAGTGTTTAGATATTTCAGATGTGAACAGTAGTATTAGAAAATTTAATGATAATCAAGTAGTTAAGTTGACTAATTCTAAAATGCATAATATGCAGTTTAGAAAATTGCATAACACAGGAGAAAATTTTCTAACTGAGAGTGGTGTTTATAAACTTATATTTAAATCTAAAAAAGAAGAAGCTGAGAGATTTCAAGATTGGATAAGTGATGAAGTATTACCTCAAATTCGACAAACAGGTGCATACATAACTAACAATGCTGACCCAGATAAGTTGAGAGAAAAAGCAAGCGAAATTGAAAGCTTAGATACAGTTAATAAGACTATAGAAATACTAACTCCATTCTTAGATAATGCGGGAATAGATGAAAAAGCAAAGTTACTTACAGCAAAGACTATCTATAAAAAGGCAGGAATAGAGTTACCTCTTGAAATAGAAGAGAAGGAACATTTCTTTGACACAGTACAAATAGCAACTAAATTAAATATTTATTCTAAAACAAATAATCCTGCATTTATGGCAGTTTGTGAAATTATTAAGAAATTAGATATTAAAGAAGAAGAAAAATTAATTGTCTTAGCAAATAAAAAAGGTTGGAATGGAACTACAACAAAGTATTCACAAAGTGTAATAGATAAGATTAGTAAATGGATAGAAGAAAATAAGAGACCTACTAAGATACAAGGCGAGAAGAAAAATTTCTATATTGTATATAAGGAGGCAATGTAATGAGAGATAACTTACTAAATAATCCATGCAGCGAGGAAAAAGAATATCTTATTTCTTGCCTAAAAACTTTAAGAAAAAAAGATGAACACGACTTTTATGTTTTCAAACAAATAGTAGATATATATTGTAAACAAGCAAAGTATAAATAAGAAATTAATTATATAAATGAAAAACACTTACTTAGGTAGGTGTTTTTTTATTGAAAGGAAGTGATTATAATGTAAAAATTTTACTGATATAGTATAATAATCTTATAAAATTGCGTAGGGGGTAATATTATGGGATTATTCGGAAGTAAAGATAATTGTTGTATTTGTGGAGAAAAAGGAAAACAAAAAATAGCTGATGGATGGTTGTGTAAAGAATGTTTTAAGAAATATGCAGTTGCCACCTTTACTCCAGGAAATACTTTATATCGTGGGTTACCAACTAAATTAGAGGTAGAGAAGGCTATTGAATCAAAAGATGATAAAGAAAAAGAGCTTAAAAATTTTAATCCTACAAAAAAAATATTAAAATTTATGGAATTTGATGATAATAATAAGAAATTTATTGTTTTAAATGGGTTTAATAGAGAAAAAGTGAATTTAAGTGTTTATAATTACAGTGATGTTATAGAATATGAACTTCTAGAAAATGGCGAAACTGTGACTAAAGGAGGGATAGGAAGAGCTTTAGCAGGGGGAGCTTTATTTGGAGGAGTAGGTGCTGTTGTTGGAGGCGTAACAGCTAAAAGAACAACAAAAGCTTTCATAGATAGTCTTAAGATAAAAATAACATTAAATAATTTAAGTAATCCTAATGTTTATGTAAATCTGATACAATTAAGAACTAAAAGTAATTCTTCAATTTACAAAATGGCATATTCTTCTGCACAAGAAATATTATCTGTTTTAGCAATAATTGTAAAGGATAATGAAGCTGTTAATATACAAAATAATTCTAATGATGCAATACAACAAGTAAAGGGATTAAAAGAATTGTTAGACTTAGGGGCAATAACAGAAGAAGAATTTAATACTAAGAAAAAAGAACTATTAAATCTTTAAACACTTACTAATGTAGGTGTTTTTTATATGAAAATTTATGAAAGGAGAGTGGAAATATGGCTACAATACAAACTTCAATAAAGATTTTCGACGGAATGACACCTGCATTTCGCAATATGACTACATCTATTAACACAACAATTAATAGTCTAGATAGACTTCAACAAAGATTGCACAACCCTATAAATGCTGGTAGCATACAGGCATCCCAACAAAGTCTAAACAATATTGAAAGTATTCTTACTAGGATAGAACAAAAAATTAAAGGGAATACAAATGAACAAGAAAACTTTAATAATAAAATAAGACAGGGGAGTGAAGCAGGTTCTCTATTAGTATCTAAACTAAAAAGTTTGGCTGGGATATACATTGGAATAAAAGGAATAGAAAGCATTACAAAAGCGGCAGATACAATTGCAAGTACAAAAGCACGTTTAAATCTGATGAATGATGGCTTACAGACAACAGACCAGCTTAATAAAATGATTTATTTGTCAGCCCAAAGTGCAAGGGCTAGTTATGCAGATACAGCAGCACAGGTTGCTAAACTTGGAATACTTGCAGGAGATGCTTTTGGAAGTTCAGCAGAGGTGGTAAAGTTTACAGAACTCATGAATAAAGCTTTTGTAATTGGTGGAACATCAGCAAGTGAAGCTAGTGCGGCTATGTATCAGCTTACTCAAGCTATGGGTGCAGGAAAACTTCAAGGTGATGAGTTCCGCTCCATAATGGAAAATGCCCCATTGCTAGCTGCTAAAATAGCTGATGCAATGGGAAAAACTAAAGACCAATTGAAGGAATTATCAAGTAGCGGAGCAATAACAGCAGATGTTATAAGAAATGCACTGTTTAAAGCTTCTGATGAGATAGAAAAGAAATTTGCAAGTATGCCAATTAGTTTTTCTCAAGCCCTCACAATGATGAAAAATGACGCCTATATGATATTTGGTCAGACATTAGGAAAAATAAGTGGAGCTTTGCAAAGCGTTAGATTTAGTGAAATTGTTGTGTCTATGCGGAATGTTATGATTGCAATATCTTCAAACATTTATGATACATTAAATATTATAAAAAATATATTAAATAGTGATTTTTTTTCAGATTTTGTTAGCAATGTTACATTAGGAGTGGTATTAATAATACAAGGGCTTGGAGGAATTACTAATGCTGCACTTAGCGTTGTTAATGTTTTTGCACAGAACTGGAACATAATAGAGCCGATTGTTTATGGGGTGGCGGCAGCGATTGGTATATATACAATAGCAGCTATAGCACTTGCAGTAGCAAATAAAGTAGCATCTTTATCAGCTGCTTGGTTTAATTTTCAGATGACTCAAACAGTAATTATGCACGAATTAGCCACAGGAGCTACATGGATGCAAGTAGCAGCACAATATGGATTAAATGCAGCTTTATATGCTTGTCCACTTACATGGATAGTGCTTGGATTTATAGCAGTAATAGCTGTGGTTTTTGTTGCAGTAGCAGCAGTAAACAAATTCGCAGGTACAAGTTTAACTGCCTTAGGAGTAATCGTAGGTGCTGTATTTGCAGCAGTAGCATTTATACAAAACATAATGATATGGCTGTTTAATAGATGTGTAGATGTAAATGAAGGCATTACAAATGGTTGGAATCAGTGTGTTTTTCTTATGAAACAAGCAATTGCAAAGGGTGTAATCTTTATAATTGAGAAAATGGCATCATTGAATGACTCTGTGAATAATGCAGGTAATGCACTTGGTAAGGCTTTTGTTACTGGAGCTAATATAGCAATACGAGGTGTAAATAAATTAATAGATTTGCTAAATAAAATCCCTGGGATTAACATTGGGAAAGTAGGAGAGGCAACATTTACACCTGTTAAGGCGGATAACAGTTACATTAAGCAACAGATTAACAGTTTAAACAGATGGGTAGGAGATGCACCAGAAAAAATAAAATTGGAAAGGATGCAATATAAAGATATTGGAGCAGAATTTCAAAAAGGAAATGCACTTGGAACTAAATGGCAAAATGCTATATCTAATAAATTAAAAGATACTTTTGACATTAATAAGATGCTAGAAGATGCAAAAGATAAGCTAGGATTAAAAGATTTGTGGGATAAAGACAATCCACTTAATAATCTTGGAGGATTTGGTGGAGATTTAGGAAAAAATGTAAAGGACACTGCGGGAAACACTGCAAAAATGGCTAAAACTATGGATAAAAGTCAAGAAGACTTAAAATATCTTAGAGACATTGCAGAACAAGAGACTATCAATAGATTTACAGGAGTAAACATAAAAATTGACATGAATAATACAAACAATATAAGTAGAGATACTGACTTAGATGGAATAGTTAATGTATTAACTGAAAAATTAAACGACGCCATGGTTGTATCAGCAGAAGGAATAGTTTAGGAGGTGTTTAAATGGCTTATGATTTTTACTTGGATGGAGTACAATTACCAATCACACCTGGCAAATTAGAAATAAAAACAACAAATAAAAATAAAACTGTAGACCTTATAAATGATGGAGAAGTAAATATATTAAAGACTCCTGGTCTATCTGAATTTTCATTTGAAGCAGAGTTTACACATAATAAACTGCCATACTATCGAGGAGCTTTTAAAGATGTTCAATTCTTTTTAAGTAAACTAGAACTACTAAAAACCGATTGTAAGCCATTCCAATTTATTGTATCTCGGCAACTTGGGAATAAAGTACTATTTAATACAAATAGAAAAGTATCACTTGAGGAATATAACATAGTAGAAGATGCAGAGAATGGTTCAGATTTTAAGGTTGCAATAAAGTTAAAACAATATAGAGATTATTCAACTAAAAAGTTAGTACTTGCAACACCTGAAAAGACAAATTATGGTAGAACTCCCCCTCCAGTCATGAAACCAAAAGAATTTAGACCAGATTCAGTCAATTCACCAAACGCTAAAACATATACAGTCAAGGCAGGGGATTCTCTTTGGGCAATTTGTCAAAAGCAATTAGGAAATGGTTCGTTATACAAGAAAGTATATGAGTTAAATAAAACAATGATGGATAAAGCTAACAAGGGTAAAAAAGTACCTAAATACACAATTTACAAAGGGCAGGTGTTAAAACTTGGATGATGAATTAGTTCTAGCAAATGATAGGGATGTAAGGCTAGTTATTGCACATTGGGAAGATTTCTACGAACCAGTTGTCCTTGATGGTATAACGTGGGAGATTGAAAGACGAGGTACACCAAGTAAGCTCGAATTTACAATAGTTATGGATGATATATTACAATTTTGCGAAGGTAACTCTGTAAGGCTGTATTATAAAGGAATAGGCATATTTTATGGATATATATTTCAAAAGAAAAGAGATAAAGAAAATCACATCAAGATAGTTGCATATGACCAATTACGATATTTTAAGAATAAAGATACTTATGTTTTTAAAAATTATACAGCAAGTGAAATAATAAAAATGTTAGCTGATGATTTTAAACTAAAGTGTAAATTTATAGAAGATACTAAGTATAAAATATCTAGGATAGAAGAAAATAAAACACTTTTTGACATGATACTAACAGCTTTAGATGATACTTTGAGAGAGAAAAAAGAAATGTATATACTCTATGATGATTTTGGTCGGCTAGTATTAAAGAATGTAGCTTCTATGAAATTAGATGTAGTTATGGATAATGATGTAATAGAAGATTTTGACTATAATTCATCAATAGATAGTGATACTTATACTCAAGTAAAATTATTAAAAGAGGATGAAAACACAGGTCAAAGGATTTCTACTACAGTAAAAGATTCAATCCATATAAGAAGTTGGGGAGTGTTGCAACTATTTGATACAGTAGATAGTAATATGACAAAAGCAGAAATGGATAAAAAAGCAGAAATGCTCTTAAAATTATATAATAAGAAAACTAAGTCATTAAGTTTAAAAAATGTGTTAGGAGATATTAGAGTAAGAGCAGGTTGTTTAGTACCTGTTTTTTTAGATTTAGGAGATATTGATTTACAAAATTATATGTTAGTTGAGAAAGTAAAGCACACATTTGAAAATAATTCGCACTTTATGGATTTGACTCTTGTTGATGGAGATGAATTTGCTTCTTATTCTTCAAGCTCATATAGTAGTGGAAATACTAATAATAAAGATGAAAAGAAAAATGGTCCTGCACAAAGTACTACAAGTAAAGAAGACAATGATATGATAAATAAATTAAATAAAGTATTTAAAAATAAGTTATCAAATACAGGAAGTATATTTGTTAAATATTCTAATGCTTACAAAGTCAATGCAGCTTTAATGGCTGCTATTTCTATACATGAAACTGGTAATGGAAGTTCTTCACTTTGTAAAAATAAAAATAATTTCTTTGGAATGAAAGGAATGTCTTTTGGCTCTGTGGATGAAGGAATAAAAAGAGGTATAAGTAATTTATCAAGAAACTATATCCATATGGGAAGAAAAACATTAGAAAGTATTAGAGACAAATATGCTCCACTTTATGATAGTCCTCTTAATAAACATTGGGTACCAGGAGTAAATAAGTTTTATAAACAAATAACGGGAAATGCATATAGTTCTAATAGTGCAGGTACAGGTGTTAGAAGCAACGAGGAAGCAGAAAAGAATTTAAAAGATATAACTTATCAAGTTCAAAATAGCAACAATGCTAATACATCAACAAACAATAATAGTAAAGTAAATAAAGTTATTCAAGAAGCAAAAAATCAACTTGGTAAGCCATATGATTGGGGAGGCAATGGTCCAAAGAGTTTTGACTGTTCTGGTTTAATGGTATGGGCATTTAAAAGAGGTGCAGGAATAAATCTACCTAGAGTTTCAGCAGACCAATCAAATGATAGTAGAGGGAAACTATTATGCAACATAAATGATGTAAAAGCAGGCGATTTAGTATTCTTTAAAAACGAACAAGGAAAAGTACATCATGTTGGACTATATATAGGAAATGACCAATATATTCATGCTCCACAAACTGGTGATGTAGTAAAAATAAGTAGTTTAAGTGGTAGACAAAAGAAAAAGCATGATTTTGCAAGAGCTAGAAGATTCTTTTAAGTGAGGTGGTAATATGAGTCAAGAATTATTGCAAATAATTAAAAAAGCTGCAATGGATGCAGTAGAAACAAGTAATCCAATTCAAATTGCATTTGGAACTATAGAAAGTGTTAATCCTTTAGTAGTTAAGATAGAGCAAAAAGCCTCTTTTGAAGAATCTTTTCTAATACAAACAGATACATTCAAAAAATATACAGATAAAAAAATAGGAGATAAATTAGTCTTAATTCGTATGCAAGGAGGACAGCAATATTTGATTTTAGATAGGATGTGATAAGGTGTTACCAAGCGATAATTTAGATTATGACATTGAAGATGTATCGATAATTAATTTTGATGTTAGACAAGAACCAAGTAAGACGTTTAAATTGAATATAGAGAAAAATAGAGTAGATGGTATTTGTGATGATGTAGAAGCATTAAAACAAACCATTTTTTTAATTTTAAATACTGAAAGGTATGAGCATCTTATTTATTCTAGAAATTATGGTGTTGAATTAAATGATTTAATTGGAGAACCTATTTCATATGTAATACCCGAACTTGAAAGAAGGATAACAGAAGCACTAATTCAAGATGATAGGGTTGAAAATGTAGATAATTTTGAGTTTCAAAATGTAAAGGGTAAAGTACATTGTAAGTTCACAGTTTACAGTAAATATGGAAATATAAAAGCAGAGAAGGTGGTGAGTGTATAATTGTTTGAGTTAATGACATTTGAAAATATAATTAAAAGAATGTTAGATAGTGTACCAGATACTTTTGATAAAAGAGAAGGTTCTATAATATACAATGCTCTTGCTCCTGTTGCAGTGGAGCTTACAGAAACATACATTGCAATGGATGAATTACTAGACCAAACATTCGTAGATACTGCTAGTTATTACTATTTAGAGAAGAGATGTAAAGAGAGAGGTATTACACCTTTACCTGCAACCAATACAATTGCAAAAGGAGTTTTTAATATAGATATTCCTATTGATTCAAGATTCAACTTAGGAGAATACAATTATGTGGCAATTGAGAGAATATCTGAAAAAACATATAAAATGAAATGTGAAACTACTGGACCTGTATTTGAACTTGGTCAGTTGATTCCAATTGAATATGTAGACAAATTAGAAACTGCTGAGTTAACTGAAATACTAATTAATGGAGAAGATGAAGAAAGTGAAGATAGTTTAAGACAAAGATATTATGATAGCCTAAACTCACAGAGTTTTGGTGGAAATATGCAAAATTATAAAGATGAAGTTAACAAAATACAAGATGTTGGAGGAGTTAAGGTTTATCCTGTGTGGGACGGTGGAGGAACTGTTAAGTTAGTAATAATTAATTCTAATTTCAAAGTACCATCTGATGATTTAGTTAATTTAGTTCAAGAAGAAATTGACCCTATACAAAATCAAGGAGAAGGTCTTGGATTAGCACCAATTGGGCACCGAGTCACAGTTGAAGGAGTTACAAGTACAACTATAAATATATCAGCAGAAATAACATATAAGAGTGGATATACATGGGAGAATATAAAAACAATTGCAGAAGAAGCAATAAACGACTATTTAAATGAGTTAAATATGAGTTGGGAAGATGAAGAAAACTTAATAGTCCGTATATCTCAAATTGAAACTAGATTACTTAGTATTGATGGAGTGTTAGATATTACAAACACAATGATAAATGAGGTTAAATCTAATCTAACAATAGATAGTAACAGCATAGTAGTGAGAGGTGAGGTAGTTGGATAAAGAAATTAATCTAATAAATTACTTACCACAAATTCTACAAGATAAAGAAGAATATATAAAAGTATTTAATGTAGGAAATAAAGAAATAAAAATATTACATGATAAATTAAAGGACCTATCAAATGACCAGTTTTTAGAGGACCTAACTATAAGTGGTATAAAAAGATGGGAAAAGATAATGTCTATAACTCCTAAAAGTAATGAGAGTTTAGAAGATAGAAGGTTTAGGATTTTTAGTAAATATATAAGTAAATTACCTTACTCAGAGAGATTTTTAAGGAACTGGCTAGATAATGTAGTTGGAGAAGGCAATTATGAATTAACTATTAATAATGCTACTTATAACATACACCTTGAGAGTGATGCTAGAAATCAAGATTGGTTTGAGGAAGTTCATTCTTTTGTAAGTGATATTAAGCCATGTAACATGACACTAGATTACACTAGAGTGCTTATAAGCAAAGACAATTATATGAATTTTGGTATAACAACCTTAATGGGTCAAGAAATAACTATATACCCTTGGAGTCCACCAGATATAGAAACTTATGGAGAAATTGATGTATTAACTGGCAATGGAGTTGGATACCAAGAGATAACAATATTTTAGGAGGTGATATATTGGCTATAGATAAAAGTTATTACACTATAATTACAGATGTAGGAAAAGCAAAGATAGCAAATGCAAGTGTCACAGGTAATAAAGTGGGATTTGTAAAAATTCAACTTGGTGATGGAGGAGGGAGTGAATATACTCCAACTGAGAGTCAGACAGCTCTCAAAAACGTGGTATGGGAAGGCAATATCGGAAATACAACTACAGATGAAACTGCACCAAATTGTATAATATTAGAGAGTTTAATACCATCAAGTGTAGGCGGGTTTATGATAAGAGAAATAGGATATTTAGATGATGAAAATAATTTAATTGCCATTTCTAAATACAAAGAGTGTTATAAACCTTCTATAGAACAAGGTGCAGTGGTAGACATGAAGGTTAAAACTGTGCTTATTGTATCTAATGTAAATAATATAGAACTTAAAATTGACCCAACAATAATCTTTGCAACACTCAAAGATATACAAGACTTAGAAACTAAAATAGGTACTGTTAATACTAAAATTGATACAACTAAAACAGAATTAACAAGCAACATAGAAACTACTAAAACAGAGCTAAACACTAGAATTGACACAGAAAATGAGAAACAAAATATTAAAATTGACCAACTTGTTGCAGGTGGTGTAAATGTATCTCATACGCATATTATAGAGATTGATGATTGGACTTTAAATAATGAAACTAATATGTATGAAGTAACTATAAATCATCCACTATTGACTAAAAGAATACTAATAGCTTTATATGATGAAATTGGTGAAGCACTTACACCAAACGCTAGGGCTATTGATGATAATAGTATTCTTGTTAGAAATGAAGAAAATATTAAAATGTATGTGTATTTGATAAATGGAAATGCTCAAACAAGTTTAATTAATGCAACTGTAGATGATAACAGGGTGAGTGAAATGACTACTTATTCGTCTAAAAAGATACATGAAGAAATTAGTAAGGTAGCAGAACAGTTAACAGGAATTAACAGTAATATTATATCAACAGTAAATAATAATTTAATACCAATGTAGAAAGAGAGGTGGTACAAATGGCTGATTTTATAGTTAATAGGAATATTAAAAAAAGGAGAGGGAATTATTCTTCAAGAAATCTATTTGAGGCAAGAGCTTTTGCATATGAAAATGGAACTACTTTTACAGGAATATTTAATGTTAGTGATGAAAAAAGATATTCGGTATCTAGTAGTACTACTTTTTCATTAACTTCTAGTGTTGTTTATATGCCTTTGCCAAATGAACCTGAACATCAAACTGGTTTCAGCATGGAGCAAAAAGTAAGGGTAGAGTTTATAAATGACCCAATTATAAATATAGATGGTAATTTTGAAAATCTTAGTAAAGGATGTACAATAAAATATAGTGTAGTTGACCAAGAACCTACTATAAAATTTACAATAACAGAAAAATTAAATAATACAGTATTAACAACAAGAAACAATACTGTTGGAGGAAATTATGAAATTATTTTAACTAATGAACAGATATTAGGATTAGATATTAATTCTCAAAATAGTTTAATTATAGAGATTAGTACAAGTGATGGTGGTTTAGTAACAAGCAAAACAGTAACATTTACAAGAACAAATAACAAACCAGTTGTTACAGTTAATTTATATAATTCCGATTCTGCAAAGTTTATAGTATCTGATTTAGATAATAATCTATCTAAAATCGAATGGTATTTAGATGATGTACTAAAAGAAACAATAACAACAGATTTAACTACAGAGAAAACAATAAACTATGAACTTGCAGACAATGCAATACACACATTAAAAATAGTTGCTACAGATGCAGAAAATGCAACTGCTGAGAAAGTTTTAAGTATAAGCAAAGAGATAATGCCACTTCAAGAAGATGCTAGTTTAAGTGATATATCAACTAAGTTAGCAGAGATTGGAGAAAGTTTCAAAAGTGGTAAAACAAGCATTATAAACACTTTAGCATTAAAGAACATAGAAGCAAGTTTAAATAATACATTAATCGAGTTATCAGAGAAAATAAAAATAAGTTTTGATAGTTCAGACGCTAGTGTGCAGGATTTGATGAATCAGTTGACACAAGCTAACAATACTATATCACAGTTAAATACAAAATATAAAGTTGCATCAGGGCGTACCAGTACATTAACAGACACAACATCGACTGCTTATTTATATGTTAATAGCCAGTCTAATCCTAATTATCCAATAAACCCAGGAGGGTGGGTTAATATTAAAGGATTAAATTTCATTCCAAATATCTTTTTTGCTGAATGCGAGTGTACGGTTAATAGCCCAACACAATTTTATAAATACTTAATCTTTGCCACCTATTCAATCCCATCACTTTCTGATAAAGATTTTGTAATTACAACTGCTCTTCGAAAAACAAATTCAGATACCAATTTCACAGCAAATGGCCAGGTTTATATAAATAATAGAGGCAACACTTATATAAATAACCAAGGCGTCTATATTCCTGCTTATAGACCTTCTGTGTCTTATACTTTGTATAATTGGCATGCTATAAAATTTATATAAAAGAGGTGATAAAATGAATAGAGCAAATAGAATAATTTACGACCAAACTGGTAAAATATTATTCCAAACAGGAGAAGCAACAGGAGATATATTAGAGCATGATACAATAACAGAATTACATTATATTGATGTTGGATACGGAAATATAGACTATAGTAAACAGTATATAGAATCTATAAATCCAATAACAAAAGAACTTATTTTAAAAGATATTCCAATCTATTTAAGCGAAGAAGAAAAGAGAATACAAGAGTTAGAAAATCAATTACTAATTGCAGAAAATGAAAAGGTAGGAGGATTATTATAATGAATATAAATAATGTTGTAGTAAGAATATTAGCAGAGAGGATTTTAAGTAGAGGCTTAAATCCTTTAAAAAATCGAGAATTTGAATTAGATGATGTAACTAACACAGACTATAGGACAGCAGTTGAAAATTACATTATAGAACATAGTGGAGTAGTAGAAGGAATAGAACCAACAGCGTAGTAGGTTCTTTTTTTTATTGAAAGAAGGTGACTAAATGACTTTTAAAGAGTTAGTTAATAAAGTTAGAAATCTTGTATTAGAAGCAAAGAATGTAACTATAGAAGATACAGAGAATAACTTTACAAGTGATAATGTAGAAGATGCTTTAAAAGAATTAGCAATAAAGCAAAATTTATTAGATACAGAATTAAATGGTCAAAAGACAAGAGGAATATCAATAGCAAATACATTAACAGATATGTTTTTATAAGGAGAATTAATAATGGCAAAGTTAAATGAAAATAGTAGTTTGAAAGAAATAATGGATACTCTTGAAAATACTACAAAAGAAATAGAGGATAATAAAGTCATATATGATAATGCAATTACAATAGTTGATAAAAAAGCAAATTTTAATGACTCAACAAATGTTTTAAACATTCTTTATGATGATAGTTATATCTATGTATTAAAAGCATCAAAATTAGTAAAAACAGATTTAAATTTTAATGTTATTTTCTCAATAAGTTATTCTAATTTTGAATGTTTCTGTATTAGTGAAGATTATATTTATGCTTCTACAGCAGAAAACATATATCAAATTAATAAAACTACTGGAACTATTAATAAAACTATAGCTAATAATTTTGTTAATGATATGTGTTTTTATAATAATATTTTATATTGTTATAAGAGTAGTACAGCTACTATGATACTAATTAATGCTTCTTCAAATTTATTTAGTATAAACTTAACTAAAGATTGTGCTTCTCTTTCTATAAAAAGTTTTTCAACAAGTGGAAATATAAAAGTAAATAGTACAGGTATATATGTATTAGTACAAGATAGTTCTGACATAGCATCTATATATTTATTAAATCATAATTTAACTCAGAAAATTGCATCAGCAATTTTACGTGATAGTAATGCAGGACGTAAAATTATGTTGTTAAATAATGGAGTTTATGTATCGTGTAATAGGGGAGTTATGGGTTATCCAGGAGAAGGTTATTTTAATAAATATACTTCAAACTTAAGTTTACAAATAAAATTGTCTGACAGCAAATATGGAAACTTAGTGGGATTAGATAATAATAATAATTATATTTATGCAACAAAGGGTCTACGTGAATATGAACATGCAAAAATAGTAAAGTTTTCAAGCAATTTAAATGAACTAAACTCATATGAATTTGAGGGATATGGTTCTCCAAATGTAATTTATAAAAATTATAATATTTATGTGAATGGTAATATTGATGATAAAACTATAGCAAGGTTGGCATCAACAAAAAAATTCTATGTGAAAAGGGAGATGTTTTAATTGATTTTTTTAGGTAATTTAAGTAATACAGATGATATAAATATAAAAAAAGTAGGCTTGATAAACTACATGCCTTCTGATTTGTCTAGTAAGGAATTAGAACAAGGAATACTGGTAGATAATATTATGCAAGAAGAACTTAGAGAAGGATATTACTCCACTTTATATGTAAATGAATTAACAAAAGAAACATACTACAAATATAAATTAATAGCAAAAAGTGGGGAAGAACTTGAAAAAGAAATCTTAATTAATAAAGTAAATTCTACAGAGCAAACAATAGCAGATTTAACATTTCAATTAATGAGTAATGGGGTGATATAGTATGAATTGGTATAAGATAATAACAGATTTTTATAAGAATGGCAACTGGACTAAAGAGCAAGTTAAAACAGCAGTAGAAAAGAATAAGATAACAGCAAGTGAATATAAAGAAATAACAGGAGAGGACTATATAGTATAGTCTTTTTTAATTCAAAAATTAGGAGGTTTTCATGAATGAAGAACTTTTCGAAGCAGATTTAAAAAGACATGAAACAAGAATAAATAAACATGGAGAAGAAATAGACGAATTAAAAATAGCAAATATAGAGTCTAAAGCAGAGTTAAAAGCATTGTGTGAGAATCTAAACTCACTTACAAGTATGCTCAAATGGCTAATTGGTACAATGATTACAACACTTGTAGGGTTCTTTATATTTGCAGTTCAAAGAGGAATATTTTAATTAATTAGGAGGATAAGAGATGGATAATTTAATAAGTTTTATACCAGAGCAGTTGCTAATTTTAGTAGCTGCTCTCTCTATTATAGGTAAGGGCTGTAAGAAGTATAAGCAACTAGATAACAAATATATTCCAGTAGTGTTATTAATACTTGGTATAGGATTTTCTATTTGGATGTTAGGACTAAGTCCTGTTGCAGTCTTACAAGGCGTGATTTGTTGGGGTATATCAATAGGTATAAACCAAACTTACAAACAGTTGAAGGAGGAAAATAAATAATGAAAATATGTATAACAGTAGGACATAGTATTTTAAAAAGTGGAGCATGTACTTCTGCTGATGGAGTAGTTAACGAGTATCAATACAACAAATCTCTTGCACCAGTATTAGCAGATACATTTAGAAAAGAAGGGCATAAGGCAGATGTAATAATATGCCCAGAAAAGCAGTTTAAAACTAAGAATGAAGAAAAGTCTTATAAAATACCTAGAGTTAATAGTGGAGGATATGACTTACTCATAGAACTACATCTAAATGCAAGTGATGGTCAAGGAAAAGGCTCAGAGGTTCTATATTATAGTAATAAAGGTCTAGAATATGCAACTAGAATATGTAAGAAATTAGGCACAGTATTTAAAAATAGAGGTGCTAAATTAGATAAAGGATTATATATTTTAAACAGTTCCAAACCTACAGCAATATTAATTGAAAATTTCTTCTGTGATAATAAAGATGATTATGAGAAAGCTAAGAAATTTGGGTATGAAGGTATTGCTAAGTTAATTGTAGAAGGTGTATTAAATAAAAATATAAGTAGTAAGGGAGTTAAACAGATGTACAAACATACAATTGTTTATGATGGAGAAGTTGACAAAATCTCTGCAACTGTAGTTGGTTGGGGTTATAATGATGGGAAAATACTGATATGTGATATAAAAGATTACGTGCCAGGTCAGACGCAAAATCTTTATGTCATAGGTGGTGCAGCATGTGAGAAGATTGGTTCTATGACTAAAGAAAAATTTACTATGATAAAGGGTAATGATAGATTTGATACACTTTATAAAGCATTGGATTTTATAAATAGATAAAAAAATAGTAAGAGGTAGATAATATGTTAATACAAGAGAAAAGTTTTTATCCAAACAATATTTACCCCCAAATAGACTTTCTCAAAATAAAAAGGCAGTTAAAATCAATATACAAGAATGATTTATCAGATTGTGGAAGCATATGTATAATAGAAAGAAAAGACTATTCTTTAAGTGTAAATGGCATAGGTGAAGTGAATATATACTATGATTTAAAGTTTAAGCAATGTGTTCAAGATGCAGTAAAAGACATTGAATTAATGTTTAAAAGTCAAATTAGAAGTTTTTATTTGATAGATAAATTAAAAGGTAGCAACTAGTTAGTTGTTACCTTCTTTTGCTATTAATCCTATTAGATTTTATGTAGTTATATATTTCTTTCTAATTAGATAATATAATGCTGTTGTTATAATGACTGCTATTATCATTGCTATTATTGTAATATCTAATCTTCTTGTAAATAAGGCTATTGCTATGTATTCAAGACTTATTGCATAGCGATAAAGAACTTCCAGTTTAATAGTTCTTTTTCTATCTATATCTCCATATATTGATTCTAATTTATTAAAATATTTTTCACTACAAAAACCAATCTTAACTTTAATTAAAGCTATTATTGTAGTTAATATTATAATTCCAACTCCTATAAGTATAAGGCAGATATTCTGGGTTTTCATAGTAGAGACCTCCTATTAGATTTACTTTTCTTAATCAAAGTATATCAGCAACACAAGTATAAAGAGTATCTAAAATATTACAAATATTAACAATACACATAAAACTATATAGTATAACCTGTAATAATAAAACGAACGAAAATTATCATACTAAAACATAAGACATGCTATAATTGTATTAGATAAATGCTTGAATATATACCAAAAGTACTCTTTTTATAAGAGTGCTTATTTTTTTGAAATTCATCAATATATAAACTATCAATAACATTACTCAACACACCTTAAAATTGATTTAAGTAGCTCTTTTTCATACACAAAATTAATGATATAATAAAAAATAGAAGTGTACTACCAATACACTTCTATAGTTATAACTAAGCATTCTCATGAGCGGGAGTGCTTTTTTCATTTCTCCAAACAACATTATTTTTTTCATCAATAATTATTAAGTCAATCTCATTTTTTTCTAATATTTCTGTTGCAGTACAAATGAGATTATCTAAGTCAAAACTTCGAGTTATCTCTAGTTGTTTGTTATTTACTTCTCTTTTTAGTATATAAGTTTTAAAACACATTTATATCACCTCTTGTATTTACTCTTTTTTCTCTAAAAATATATTGATAAGTAAATATGCAACAAATAAAAAAATCTCAATGACACATAGTGTTATAGCTATAACTATAAGTGATTGATTTTTCCATGCACTATAAGCTATGATGAAAAGAAATGTAAAAGTAAATAATGTATAATTCATAATTTTAACTAAGATATGACTTGTTTTCATTGTTAAGTACAAGTCTCTTTCATCTGTACTATCGTGTAATTCTTCAACAATGCCTTTTCTTGAAAAAGCATTACAAAAATTAAAGATTGCTATTGCAATTAAAATAAATGATGAAATTAAGAATCTTTTCTCTTTTAAAATGCAATAAATAACTAAACTAGCACAACATAACATAGAAACTATAATACCCACTATAAAATTTCGTTTATTCTTTACTTTCAT